TTAGCCGCGTATATTTTCAACGCCGTGATTTTCTCCCTCGGGACCTGCAATGCCAGTTGGTCCTTCCTCTTCTCCTTCGTCTTGTCCGTCATAGTCATTCCCTCCATAGTATTTACTTTCGAATTCTTCCCACGACTTCGAGAATTCATGATGCGCGAATGCTTCCTTCAATCCTGAGATCTGTTTAAGTCTGATAACTTCGTCTAATTCCATCCCGAGTTTCTTGCAGATCTCTTCGTCTCCCCATCCATAGCGGGAGAGTTCAATGACGACCTCGCTCATAGGTCGAATCTGATGTGTTCCTCTCGCCCTGTTGTGCCGAATAGTCGAACCGATCCTCTCATCTATCGGCTTGTCAATGTATGTGAGAGGCAGGTATCCCAGAAGTCTCTTCCGTATGTCTTCGTATTCCTTGCCAACCCTGTTTCTATGAAACCCATCGACAACCTCGCTCTTCTCTTTGCTCAGCTTGTAAGCGACTATCGGTTGAGTGAAGCCGTCGTTCTTGATCGAGACTCGAAGCAGTTTCATTTCAGGGCTTGCCACCTTGTTCGGGTTGTATTCGTTTGCCTGAACGTTTTCATTTTTCACCCAGAGAACACAATCAACAGGTTCGCTCTTGAACGGAGACACTTCCGAGAGTTCCTTCCTGACATAGTTCAGGGCTTCGATTTTCTCATCGATGTCTTCGATCGAACCGATTAGGCCTTTCAGCTTCTGAGTGATCTCTTCTATCTCACTTTTCATGTTCCACTTCCTTTCTGAGAAACCAGTAGTTCTTTGTCTGCCTGTATATCTCGAAGCCGAGCTTTTCAAGATGCTTCTTGACTATTTCACTGTTGGTCGTACATACGAAAGGTTTCTCTATTCCCTTGCAATACTTCATATTCGCGTCTATCAGTTTCTTGTAGATCCCTCTTTTCCTAAACTCGGGTTCTACATACGAGGTCGCCAGAACGATCTTCGTGTTCTCGATCACGAGAGAGGCGAACCCCGCAATCTTTTCATCTTCCATCGCAACAAACCAGACCTTCTCGTCTTCGTTGTGGAGATAGGGTAGTTCGTTCTGGTATTTCTTCTCCGCGAAATACTTTCCTATCTTCGAGTAGAATTCACTTCTGTCATACTCGCCTTCATAGACAACGATCTCCATCATCCCTCCCCCTCTCTTTCCAGTAATTCCGCTATCTGCTTCAAGTGTTTCTGATCGGTATCTTTCGCGTATATGATGTTTCTGTACTTCTTCTTCAGTTCGAACAGCCTCTCGACATCGCCTTTCGTTTCACTGAAGCTCAAGCGGCTCATCCAGAAGTCGTTCTTTTCCAGAGCCCTCGCTATCCGCCGCCATGTCGGGGCTCTGTGCGCGCTTTCGATTTTTGTGTCCGCGCTGTCCTGGACCTGCGAGATCGGGATTCCATACTTGCGATCCCACCAGTAGAAGAATCTCTTTATCTTTCGATAATAGTGATCCCGCAGTTCCGGCGCATACAGCCCGATTGTTTCAAGAAGCCATATCGCGTATTGCTGCCAGCTCATGCCCTCCGGTTTCTCCGACTTGATATTCCCCAGAAGAGAAGACCGGGCATAGATGTTGCCGAAATTGACACCGTGAACCCTGTTCAATACCTTCTCCCAGGTCTCCGGTTCAAGGTATCTAAACTGGTCGAGGCTCTGTCTCTGATCGTCTCCGTATGGTTGGCACAACCTTTGCTCATGAATGGACATACCGTTTTTGTACATTAGCTCGTAGATGTAGTTGTACTTGAGGTTCAGCTTCGCGACCGCTCCCCAATCGTCTTCGGTCCGCCAGTCATAAAGCGGGTAGAAGTTGAAGACATTGATCGGCTTTCCTCCGACCTGAACCTGCGTAGTCCAGCCATAGTTTTTGAAGCGAGTCTTCTTCTCCGTGATGATAGTCCTGAATCTGTTGAAGCTCTCGTCGCTCCTGATCCCAATCCCGGCAGCGTTGAGACCGGGCCTGGTCTTTCCGTACCAGCTCGCAAAGTCTATGATGAACATCTCGAACTCGGTTCCTGGTCTGAACCAATCCCAACCTCGGTCGAGATAGTTGTCTTCGTTGATTACACAGTCATGTTTTGGCATGGGTCGAACCCATTTCTTCTTGTCTTCCTTGCCCCAGCACAGCCATTTGGGCTGTATGACCGAGACCGCATTTCTGAGAGAGATTGGCAAAGCCACCCAGAAGAAGTTCCCCACAACATCTTTCGTGTCTTCTCTCAGCTCTTCGACGTGCGCGATCGTGGCCGCGTACTGTGCTTCGAGGTCTATATAGAGAACATCGAGCTTTCTATTCATCTTTCGAGCGACCATCGCCGCGAGCTGGAGCATGATCGAGCTGTCCTTTCCTCCGCTCACACTGAGATAGATGTGATCGAAGTTCTGAAAGACTATTTCATACCGCTCGAAAGCAGCTTCAAGAACGTTCTTAGTTCCGTACAGTTTCGGCATCCACGACATCCCCTTTCATGTTGATCCAGTTGCTCAGATACTCTTTCTTGTCTTTCTGGCGGTCGAGATTTCTCTTAAACGAATCAACCATGTTCTCTTTCTTGTAGAGACATTTCAGAATCCGCTCGTCGAGAGACTGAGAAACGCATATATCTATGATGTGGACGTTCTTCTCCTGTCCCATCCTGTGAACCCGGTCCTCGGCCTGCATTCTGGTTGCGTAGTCCCAGTCATTCGAGTAGAAGATGGCATAGTTCGCGAACTGGAGATTCAGACCATATCCGGCGCACGCCTTGTTTGCCACGAAGAATCTCGCACCGTTCTGGAATCTCTCGATGTTCTCCTGTCTTTCTTTCTGTGAGAGCCCGCCACAGAAGGCTACCGCCGTTCCTTCGCGCTTCTCGTTCAGGACCTCGACGAGATCGCGGATCTCCTGGGTGTACTTGCAGAAGACAACCGCTTTCTCCGAGATCCTGTCGGCCACCTCCAGAAAGTCCCGGACCCTCGGATTCTTTCTCGGGTCGTCGAAGAACGGCTCTCGTGTAATGTGTCGGTCAATGAAGACCCTAAAACCGGATATGATGCTCTGAAGAGACGAGAAGAGTCTGTATATCGTCTCGGGTCTGATCTCGTCTATCTCGAAGAGAAGCCTGTCCGCAACCGACTGATAGTGATCCCACTGTCTGGAGGTCATCCCGGCATACTCGACCGTGTAGGTCTTCGACGGGAGATCCAGACACTCACTTTTCTTGATCTGATACGAGTACGGCGCGATCTTCTTCACGAGATAGCCAGTGTTCAACGCCGCACTGATGCGCCCGGGGATTCTGTCGTCCCACTCTACGTGATTGGCCGCAAAGCTCCAGAATGATTTATATCCCAGAACTCTCCAGTCAAGCACGAGCCATTGAGCGAATAGATCGACCTCGTTTCGGCTAATAGGAGTGCCGTTCAGAATCAGACGATATGGGCATTTTCCCGCGAGCCTGACGATGTTCGAGGTCCTCTTCGTTCTGTGGTTCTTCACAAGGTTGCTCTCGTCCACGACGAGAAAGCACCTCTCTTTCTCCGCCATCTCCAGAAGTCTCACGTTCTCCCGAATGCTGCTCGAAAGAGACTCGATCCCGACTATCGTGATGTCGGAAATGTCGTCGGTGTGTTTCAGAAGTTCTCGCCTGAGAGATTCCTTCACAGAGAAGGGGCAGAGCCAGATGACACGATCGACCTTCCCGGTGTTGAGCCTCTGGGCGATCAGCTCAAGCGCAGTTCGGGTTTTTCCTGTTCCCATTTCCATATATAATGCCCCGATCTTGATCTTCGAGAGTTTCTCGACAGCCGCTATCTGGTGAGCGTAGAGTTCAGTCTTTAAGGTCATCCAGCACCTCCGAATCTGAATCGAGAACGTCCGTGATAGAGTCCCGGTGTTTCGGCTTCTCGACCTTCACGACCTTGATCCTCTGGACGTTCTCCATCTTTTCCCGGATCTCGTCGAGCATCTTCTGGGCCTCGGGCGCGAACCTGAACCCAAATATCTGCGCGAAGTCTTCCAATTCGACGTAGCACTCCGGTCTGACTATGACGCTGTTTCCGGACCAGCGAGACCCCGGGAGCCTCCGGGCCATGCGGTAGAGTTCTTCGTTCCTGCCGAGCCACTTGAGCGAGAACCAGCCTTCGTACTTTCCCCCGACGATCTTCAAAATCCAGCGGGTGTGTTCGGGAGTGAAGTCTCCCTCTACTGCCTTCCTGCGGATCTCGGGATCTTCTATCTCGACGGGGAATCCAGAAGCGAGCAGCCTGTTTGCCAGCTCGGCTGCCTGATCTTCTGGAGAGCCTGTGAAACTCATGATCTTCTTCACCCACCCGGTGTACTTCCCCTTCCATTCATACCCGAGAGACTTCACGATTGATATGAACCTTTCGTTGTACTCGGTAGAAGCCACGACCCACGAGGGCGTGGCTTCTATGAGCACTGGAATCTTCGTGACAGGGGATTCTGGAAACAGAGTATGGTCAATCATGTGAAATCCTCCCTTCCAAGTACCGAGATCAGAAATCAAGTAGAGTAAATGTTCCTTTCTTTCTGGACGGATTCGGGGAATCTGTCAACCACACTTCCATTAATTTGCCATCGTCATCTGTAAGCACGAAAGCCGCAGTTATGGCTTTACTCCCGAAAACCCTTTCCACTATTTTGGGGTCGCAGTGCTGGACGATATTTTGCACTGCTTTCTTGCCGCGGTAAAAAGAATAATTCCTTTCAAAAAAATCAGCTGGCGCAATTCTCATCTCTATCCCTCCTCTTGGCTTCTCTGAAGCCTCTCGGGAGGAAGCCTTTCGACTCCCTCCGAAGAAGATTCAGAATCTCGCCATTCCGAATACAATCTTAGCCAGTCTGTTCTTTCTGCGTCTGATATGCTCCTCTTCCTCTTCCATTCTTTTGAACAGATCATAAAGATTGTAGATCTCGTTGTCTCTGTCCATCACAAGTGAGTGCAAGTTCAGCATTCTGCGCGTGACTCTATAACGGTCAGGGCTAACGTGGCCCTCGAACCGATAGACTGAATAGAAGTCTCCATCAGGCCCGAAGTCTTCGCCTGAAACCTGAACCGCTGAGACGAGTTCACCATCTCGCTCGTATGAATAGATCTTAGTGATAATTTCCCAGACGAGTTCCCTCCCGAACTTCGGCTCGATCTGATCGGGAATGCCGTCTATCATGCGCGTAGTGTACTCATCATCCAGTCTATGTTCTGTGTATTCGATTCCCTTTTCTTCGAGAATTGTGCCGACACTTTTCGAGTTTCTACCGCAACCTAGAAAACTTACCTTCTCCATCATCTTTTCAAAGAACTCATCAATCTCATCGATTCCTGTCTTCTTGAACTTCACTATTTCTGCCATCTCTACCCCTCCCTAGATCAAGCTCTTCTTGATTTTGTATGGATCGCAAAGAAAATCAAGAACTCTGTTCTTCTTGCCCTTTTCTTTGCCGTTGGTGATTCTGTTTATAACCCACTCATAGTCCTCTTCTCTGCGGATCAGATCCCTGACACTCTCGACCGCTCCTAGAAGATCCCCCGCTTCGGCCATATCAATTGCTGCGTTGATCCTATCTGTCTTAGCCTTCTCACTCTTGATCTGCTTCTCGGCTTCTGTCTCGACTACTTCCATCTCGAACACTCTTCTTCCGTTGATTCTGAGAGTATTTTCGTCAATCTGCTCTGCAATCGCGCCTTCGAAATCGAAGACATCATCCTGGCCTCTGTCAGTGATATTAATGAAGTCCTTTGTGTCGTCGTTGAGGTAAATTCTGGCCTTGTTTCCCGCTCTCCAAACCTTTGCGCCCTTCATTTCGATTTTCTCTTCGCCTTTGATCTCGTAAATTCTCTTGATTGCCATCTGCTCCACCTCCTTCGTCCTTTCATATATACTATACTACTATATTTATAGAATGCCAATAACGATAGAGTAAAGTATAAGTAACGACTCTATACATATGATAGGCAAAAAGAAAAGCCCCCATTTCTGGGGGCCTGTGGAGAAAGGAGGTGGTCGGGTCTATTGAACAAACCTTTTGAATAGATTGACTATCCAGCGATACGGAGCGGGTACGAGTAGAATAATCTTCTGCCAGACAGTCTTAGTGATGAACTTAATAATAGGTTTCTTCGATATACGCCAGAGAAACGACAGTTTACTTTCCAGGAAACGAGTCGGTCTCGGCCGCCTCGTCTAGCGCATCGGCGATGTTTCTGAAACCCTCCGCCAGTCCTTTCTGGATCTTGGATGCTGACTCATCTCCTATCTTCTTCTCCATCCAGGGATCCACTTTCAGTACTATGAAATTTCTTGTGTGTTGCTTTGCGGCCAATATGCCCCAAGTGACCAAGGCACTTCCTATGGCTCCTCCTACTGCCCAAAGCCATTCCATTCAAATCCCTCCTTGACCTTTTTTGTGAAGGTCATCACACTTGTTGGTATTTCTATCTCTCCTCTCTGATGTTTTCTGACATTGCCATATCCCCAGTTCCAAGCAGTGAGAACCAAATCCAGATCTCCATCTAGCTTTTCAAAAAGCCATTCAAGGTAGAAGATCGCTGCTTTAGTGGAGTCTTCAGGGTTGAAAGGAGAGAAGTAGTAATTCCATCTCTGTGCAAGATCCAGTACCGTAATTGGCATGAACTGATACAGACCCATCGCTCCTTGAGAAGATATAGCGGTCTCGTCAAGAGAACTCTCAACCTTCGCTATTGAAACAAGCAGATCTGTTAGTTCGTGTTTGTTGCTCCAATCCACAATATCGTTCTCAGTCACATACCCGAACCCTGCAATTGCGGCAAGGAAGGCGCATATGATTGTGAGAAAGAGTCTCTTCATCACATCACCTCGCGAAGAGCGCGATGGCGGTAACTACGAGTTCGGTCATTACCCCAATAAGAGCCGCAAACAATTGACCCCGCATCTTTTTCATGTCTCTCCTCTCTTGCTCTGCTCTTCTCTCCTGTTTTTCATGAAATTCGAGATGGTCATTAAGAGACTTTTGAAGCAAGGCCATTTGTGTTAAAGACACTCCGTTCTGGGTATCTTTTCCAGTTCGCCAGTTCTCTAGGGTGTTGATTCTCCTTTCATGGTCGTCAACGATTTCATTCATCGCCTCTAATGTTTTCGTACCCATTTATCTTCACCGTCCATCTTTTCCGACGTAGCTTTCCCAGTCGTCCGTAATCTCCGAGTAGTCGTATGATTCCCACCTGACCTTGATCCCAGAAGCGCGCTTCTCTATGTCGAGCACGAGACCTCCGATGACGGGATAGAGGCCCTTCTCGACGAGATAGGGCGTTTGCCCCTGGAAACAGCCCGCTAGGAAACACTCGGCTCCATGCCAGCGAAAATATCCCTTCTGATGAAAATGCCCGAATATCAGGATGTCGGGGATCTGGTCGGGAACCCAATTTCTGACATACTTCTGAACTGGATATGATACTGCGTATGCGCCGCCGCCAGCAGGATGTACGAGCCCGATTCTGATACCCTTCCAGTTAAAGACTCCGTAATGAAAGCCCAAAAGTTCAACATTCGACCTCACCTCTGCGATGCGTAACGGGATGTTCGCGCCGCCGGTCTTCAGGAAGGAAGTGTCGTGATTGCCTCCGACCACTTTCGTCGGCCTCTGGGTGTCGGGGTAGTGTTGCCTGGCGAACCGGGTGTGTTGCTCCGAACCGTGAAGAAACGTCTGGTATTCCTGCCCTTTGTAGATCTTGGTTCCATCCGAGATGTCCCCACAATCTGCGAAAGCGTCAACCTTTTCTCTGACTTCCTCCACGAACTGTCTCGCCCTCGAGAGTTGCATATACATCGAGCCGAAATGTAGATCCGAATAGACTCCGAGTCTGAGCCTGTTCCCCTCGACATCGAGTTTCACTTCCTTCGTGAGGGTCCCGAGCCTGACTATCCGCCCTTCCAGAACTATGTCGTACTCTTCGTTCTTCAACACTTCGACGAAATCTTTCGTTTCGTCGTCCGAAATCCCGAACCTGTCTGCGATGTAGTGAACCGAGACAGTCTTTTCCTTCAGTATCATCTTGAGGATCTGATTCTTGATCGTCTTGTCTCTCTTTGCGACCTTCAGAGCTATCTTGTGCGATGAGTTTCTGAACTTTGATCGAAGAGTCTCCCACGGCCTTTCATGGCAGCGACTATCTTTCCTGAACTCTTCCTGGATCTGCGGCCACTGCATCCCCTGGTTCCTGAGCGATATGAGCTTCTCTATCTCGTATTTAGTCCATTTCATAGTGTCAAATCCTTGATAGAACCATCAACATAACGAAAACCAGGAGAGAACCCAGGGCAGTCGCGAGAAAGTCGAGAACTTCAGGAGTTCCTTTCTTCAACCATTTATCCCAGATCAGTTCCTTAGCAATCCCTGCTCCAATTCCGAGAAGAACTCCCAAAACAGGGGAAATCAACACCCCGAAAAAGAGCGAGATCGAAAGCCCCATAAAGAAATGCTTCAGTTTGTCGTTCATGGTTTCACCTCCAGAATTTTCTTGGAATTCCAGTCGAAGATCTTGAACGCGATACGATCAGATTCGGCTCTGGCGGCGTCCAGCTCGAACCAGTTTTCGTGATACGGCTTTCCCATGATGTATTGCTCCCAGGAGTAGCAGACTGCGAAACCCAGGGGCGAGAGGATCGCGTTCTGGATGTAGTGCTGGTACTCATGCCTGAGGACCCTGTATCTCGTGGCTTCGTCTGTGGGGTCAATATAGATGAGAGGTCCACAGGTGAAGGCAGCCGCTCCGCTCCCGTAGGCCGTTCTGATTCCCGAAAGTTCCTTCTCGATCACGACGGGCGGACAGTTCAGCATATAGAGCTGAAGCCCCGAATTCCCTATCATGACCAGAGCTAGAATAGAGAGAGCGATGGTAAGAAGCGGGTTCCGATAGAGTTCTTCCATTTCATCACCTCCTTTCCAAAACAAAAGGCCCCGTAGGGCCTTCTGTTGTCGATTCTTTTCTGTTATTTCCAGAGCTGGATCTCGTAGCGGAAAGTACCGGCGAGCGGGTATTTTGTGCCTGAGCTCCACGAGATGATGTCCTTCACGGAAACCAGCCCAATGAGCCCTTCTATTTCATACTCGGTCGTCGTGTCTCCGTCCCAGCTCAAGTAGAGAGTCCCGTTGTAGTAGCGATAAGCAACATCCCCCGAATATGGGGACGAGAAGACGTGTGAGACGTGTTCCTTGAAAATATATAGCCCGCCCCAGTGATAAACGTCGAACTCGATCTTCGTGCATCCCGAAACAGTTGCCAGGGCATACCACGTCGCATTCGATTGCATTCCCTTCGAGCCTAAATTTGTGCTGACCGTTCCCTCTTCAGCATAGAAAGAAACATCGAAGTAATCCTCATCCTGAGATACATCTATCTGTCGCATATAGTCAGTGCCGGGATCGAAGCTGCTCTTCCAGAACTGTGAACCGAGTTCGTTGAGTATCACGTTGTAGCGATCCGGCGAGATGTGCTTGTTGTGGTAGATCCTCTGGGTCATGTTGCCGGACGAACCGTCGAAATGAACCGTTCCCTGGTGGATTGAATGCAGAATCTTTGAGATGTCCAGATCCGCTTCGATATCTTTTGTGATCGAACTCGCTTTCGTAATGTACGTCCCGGAGCTAGAATAGTTCGTTGGTTCTATGTGGCCCGGATCGACGTATGTGATACCCGTTGCCGAATCTGCATTTGTCTGGAACTGGGTTTTCGAGTCTATCTCAACGCTCGGGGTCGGCTCGTCGTTTATGTACACATTCCACTTCTGAAGTTTGGCTTTAAATACGGCGGTTGAATATATGACGAACTTGAACTGCATCGCGAAATCCGTTAAATCAGCTCCATAGATCGGGTCTGTCGGGGATATATACCAGGTAAAAGAAGCTGAGAAATTTAAGTCGTCCGGGTGTTGCCAGCCAGACCAGGCGGGTGATGCGTCGGAATAATTTTCAGTCCAGCGATACCAGACTTCTATTATCGCTGAAGCCGAGGCATCGCATTGACCCAAAGCAATAATCTTGTTTATCCGGGCTTTGATGAGCCTTCTATACTCGATTCCGTCCGCTGTCATCCGGTAGTTTTCTTCGTCCGGCCCGGCCTGCACGTACTTTAGCCCTGTGATCTGAAAGCTAGTCAGCTTTCCTCCGTCGATTTCTGTATAGCCTACCCCGACGTTTTCGGCAAAGAACCGCGCAAACTTGTTGAGAAGCTGTTGCCTCGCCTCGTAATACGCCGCGAATTTCGACCTGAAGGTAGCTGCCACGATCACCGTGTCAACCCCGAGGTTTGCATTCGAGATCCAGGAAGGAACCGTGTCGATGTTGAAAGTCCCCGAGCCACCGTTCAAGTATTGCCAGAGAAGCGTTGTTTTCGAGACATAGTTCGTCCAGTTAGTATCTCCCGTAAGCTCGAAATCCGTGACCTGAGCTTGGAGTTTCTTATATTCAAGAACGATCGAATCCCATTCCTGTCTTACTTGGCTCTTTTCTTTTCCGCCTTTCAGGATCGAATCCGAGATTATCTCTCCGACTTCTTCCAAAGCATCTTCTGCATCCGCTGCCGCTGCTTCTGCCGCCGCCTGCGCCGCATCTGCCAGCCCTTTCGTGTAGTCCACGAACTTGTTGAGGATTCCCTGGCGACCGTCGTAGTAGTCGGCAAACTTCGACCGGAACGTAGCCGGAACTATGTCCGTGTCGTTCCCGAGCTGTGCATCTGAAAGCCAGAGAGGGACAGTGTTAATGTTGAAAGTCCCGCTCCCGCCGTTGAGGTACGTCCATAGTGCCGCTGTGGCATTGTGATAAGCCGTATAAGCCGCGTCCCCCGTGAGACTGTACGCCGTTGCCTGAGCCTTTATCTTTGTGTATTCTTTCGCTATCGAGTCCCATTCCTTTCGGAGGTTCGATTTCTCTTTCCCACCCTTGAGGATGGAGTCGGAAATAATCTCGTTTACTTCCTCCAGGGCCGCTGCCGCGTCTTCTTCTGCCGCCTGTGCTGCGTCGAGAGCGTCCTGTGCCTTCGTGTCGATCGCTCCTATCTGGGTGTCGGCAGGAGATCCCACCCTGATGTAATCGGCATAGATCGTCCCTGTCTGTATCTGCGAGCCGTGAATGATCGTCCAGCCGTAACTTGTGGCGAGGAAAGATGCGGTCGTTGCGTTTCCGACTTCCAGAAAGCCGATGTGGTAGTAGTAATACGTCGCGTCCTCCGCTTCTTTCATGTCGCTTGAGAGGATGATTGCGTTGTCTGCTGAGTCGAGAACCCCTTTTCTGAGCCTGACATACACGAGATAGGTCGTATCATCCGTGAGATCCGAAACTGTGTTCTGGGTGAGAATCCAGACATCTTCTTCTCCGTAGAACACCAGAGCCCCGCCTGTTGCGTGGAATGTATCGTAATCTCCCCCGTAGTTCGCATCAAAAGAGACTCCCCAGAGCTGGAAGTTCCTATTTCCCGACCCTATGGCGATCGCTTCGGCTTCGATCGTTCCGGCTTTTATGTTCCCTCCGTTGATCTCGACATCGCTTCCAAAGAAGTTGTTGTTCTTGAGAAGTTGAAGAGCCCTCACAGCGTCGTTGTGCCGTTTCTGGTTGATCGTGAGGACACGCTCTTTTTTCTTGATCGTGTTCCCCTCTTCGATAATGTCAAGGATAATGTCCTCGATCTGCTGAACCTTGTTCGATACTTCGATCTTGACTTTCCACGGCCTGACAACATCGATCTCTTTCGTGATGACCCTGAGCGAGTCGTCTATTCCCAGATCGGTGTCTGTGACTGTTATCATGTCTCCGACCTCGAAGTAATCAGTGGAATAGGAAATTTTGTCGCGTTCCCATAATTGAGCGAAATCGACCTCGTAGGACACTTGAGGTTCGGCAGCGGTATCGAGGTAGTCCTGAGCTTTCGCAAGCAACGTAGCGGCAGCCTCGTTGATCTCTTGGTACGTCAGTTCAATGTCCGTGATCTTGTAGAAAGCTCCTACCGAAGGAGTAAAATCAAAATTCTCGTCGGAGTCGATTTTGTAATAGATTCTCTTGGTTGAGCCGTCGTAGTAAAGGATTTTCGCTTCTCCGACGTTTGGGCCGTCTGCTACATGGAGAGTGCCGCCATCAAGAGCGCCAGTCGCTTCTGTTCTAGCTGAATCCACGATGTAGGGGTATTCCCCGTCGTAGCCTTCGATCGCTCCTGTGCCTGTTCCTGTAACCGTTCCATGCTTGGCCTGAACCTTGACATCGAAGTCCATTCTCCGTTCGATGATCCCGTAAGTCTCGGTGTTGTTGTCAATGAAGAGATCCCCCGAATGGTCGTAACCACCTGCGATGTTCGGAACGAGAGTCGTGATCCGGAGGTTCTGGTACACGTACCATGCAGGAAGGTTCTCCGAAGAGCCGACGGGCCTTAACCTAGTGACCAATCCCCGAGTGTCGATCCTCTTCTTGATTCCCTTGAGGTTCTTCGAGTATTCGATCATTGCCCCGGTAGTGTCTCCGAGACTGCCCTTTTCTCCGAGGTAACAGGTAAGACCATCAGCGGAGAATTTGTACTCTATCCCCCACTTCTCGCATATCGCCTGAAGAGCGTTGAGCCTCGTCTGGGAGCTGAAAGAGATCTCCTGAACCTCTGAGAGAGTACCCAGGTCGAGGTTCGTCGTGTCCTTCGAGACTCCTGAGCCAGTGAAGAGATAGCCCAGAAGTGTAGAGAGATCTATCCCGAAATACTCGAAGACTTCTTCCTCAGTCGAGTTATCTAGGAACATCCTGTTTCCGAATCCATAGAAAGCGTGTTCGGCTGTAATCGTTATGAACTGCGAGTTATCCCGTCTTTCGGGTTCGGGAATCTGAACGATGTAATACTCAACTGTAACTCCGTCATCCACCCTGATAACATCGAGGTTCTGTATGTCCTGATTCTCAAGAGTGAGTTCTAGTTCCTTCCTGCCCATGAACGTTTCCCGGATATGCCCCGAGATAGGCTTGAGAGTCGATTGATATGTTACCCCTCGATAATGTTTGAGAGTCCTTGCGACAGGTGAAGAGTCTGCAGTCCCTATCTCCCTGAGAGAGATCTCACATTCCGCTATCAACGTGCCAAACTCCGGCCCAATCTTCTTCCATGAAACCCCACCATCGAGGTAGCATGAAATTGAGCCGCCTTCGTATTCGAACGAAACGATTCCAGCCGATAGCGTAGTTTGAAGAGTCCCGAGCTTCGAGATGAGATCTGCCGAGTCCGTACCCTTGACGATTCCCTTGAGTTTTATTTGCCGCGGCAAGAGGTACGAAGAGAGAACCTGTTCTTGCAAGGTAGATTCATCTTCTCTTCGAGTCTCGGTATCGAGTTGATAACTGAGGTCGTCAGCACCCTCGACAATGGTCGTGATAAAGCCTAAAGTCTTGAGATCACTCAAAGTCATGTCGAACACCTGCCAACGAACTTAATCTCAGCATCCGCACTCAGACATGAAGAAACAGGCTCGTGAGGATTGATTTTAAGCGATTCTACGAACACGTTCCATGTTCTAGCATCGTCCGAGAAAGAAAGTGCCTTCTCCGTCGATTCTGAGAGGGCAGTCCTCAAGGCCGCCACTGATGAGCGATACGCACTGTGGTTTGCCGCGATTATCGAGGCTTTCACGGTTATTCTATTCAGTTTGTCGAGTTTGCTTGTCTCGAGGGGATCGGCCCCGGGGATCTCTTCAATTTCTCGTTCCTGTTCGAGGCCGCGACCGGATATGCTAATCCCTTTCAAGTATTGAGTGAGATCAATTGAATTGAAGGTCATTGATTACCTCCCAACATCTCGCAAATGCTTTCTTTCAAAGCGTCGCTTGAACAGTGCTTCAACATTCCCATGTATGATTGGAAAGAACTATCGAACTCTTGAAACGTGATTGTGCCGCTCACAAACTTATCCCTAAGAGACTTTAACCGTCTCCTGAGCCTCTTAGCCGAGCTTTTCCTAAGTCTGACAACGTTTGGCCAGAGCCTGTAACCCACCCAATCAATACCGTTTGTGACTGGCCTTATTTGGGTCTTTGAGTTACTTCTAAGAGCCAGACGCAACTCCACAAACTCTTCCATCGCCCATCTCCATTCATGGAGCTGTCTTTTGCTCGACGAGAGGCAGATTACATCATCCATATACCTGGTATAGTGCGGGATCTGAAGCTCTCTCTTTGCAAACTGGTCGAGTTCGTTGAGATAGACGTTTGCGCTCATTTGAGAAACTAAATTTCCGACTGCCATCCCGACACCGCATATTCGATTGTCGTAATCTATACTTCCATCGATGAGGCCGAGATTACCGTCGTTGGCTGTGATAATCTCTTCAAGAAGCCATAGAAGGTCTTTATCCGGGAAGTGCTTCTCGTAAATAGACAGAAGGATTCTATGGTTAACCCGATAGAAGTATTTATGAATATCCAGTTTCAGGTAATACCATCTCTTTGGGTCAGGAATACTCCCGAGCCATTCCCGTAAGCAGCCGAGAGCTTGATGCGCACCTTTTCCTTTTCTGCAAGCATAGCTGTCGGAGATATATTTCCTCTCAAGCATCGGAGAAAGATTCTGATAAATAGACCACTGGACGACCCTATCTCTGAATGGCAGGGCCATAATCAATCTCCTTTTAGGTTCGTTTACAAAGAACTCTCTATAAGGAGATTGTTTATATGTCTTCCAGACAAGCTCATTTTGAATAAGAATAAGGTTTTCTTCTAGCCTGTCGGAGAACTTAAGCACCTCATTTCTGTATCTCTTGAGTTTTCTCGCGTTTCTATACGCCGTTAGCAACGATTCGAAGTCATATATCAGGGGATATATATTGCTGTATCGTTTCATCTTTTTACCTCAAGATAACCGCGGCGCATGGTTTTGCCATAGGCCGCGGAGCAATCCGATTTTTCGCCGTCTGGCGTGGGAGAGACCCCCTTGTTCCTCTAAGCGCTGGAAAGAGATCCGTGAATCTCCAACTTCTGTCTTTTCGGGATTGGACGAGCGAGCGAAAACCCTAGATTCGTATTCACATTCGTGCGGTCGTTGTTGAGATTCAAGTTCGGCAGACCAGCATTAGACGTGCCGCTGTAGTAACCGCCCCGATAGGGCAAACGCTAAATGGGCCTCTCCCATATCTTTAGAGCTTAGATGATCTTATCCATCCTCCAAGCATCTTCCCTACTTCAGCAAGATGTCTGGAGACGACTTCATATTTCTTTGTTGGCATAAACTTCAGATCGACGCTCAACCTGACCTGAGTTCTGAGAAGTTCTAGGCTAGCGTCGAGTTGCCTCAAATGTTCGAGCTTCTGTTTCTCCTTGTTTGTTTTTGTAATGAGCTTAAGGATCTCGAAGCAGGTCTTCTTGATTTCCGCCGCGAGAGTATGTTTCTCTGATTTCGGGAATTGTGCGAGTATGGGGTATATATACAGGATCAGATCATACATCTTTTGTAATATCTTGAGTTCTATGTTGCTCCTCCCCCTTTGGTTTTTTGCAGATTACAGAGTGCAAAGCACAGATTACTGTTGCCAAGCGAGCGAAAACCCTAGATTCGTATTCACATTCGTGCGGTCGATGTGGAGAATCAAGAACGGCAGACCAGCAGAAGACGTGCCGATGTAGAAACCGCCCCGAGAGGGCAAACGCTCGCCGAGATTTCGCATATAGCCCGTTCCATGCGGATAGTTCGCGCTTTGCGGGAATAGACCGAGCTGCTTCAAAATGGCGGGTATGGTTGTTTCGCCTTTCGCAGCTATGCTTTTGAAGACAGTGGTCGCGTAAGTCGTTCCATCCGAGACGTTATCGACAGTAGTGCCGATGACGATATTTCCGCTTCCATCTACGTTGGTTGCGTCCATCTTCAATGTTCCTTCTGTCTCGGGCGCTACCAGAGAACCGTCTTGGAGAATTGCCTTCCATTGGTCGCTAGAAACGGAATGATCTTTTGTCCCATCGGCAGCGTTGTTGTTCTCAAATATCTGGATCTCTCCGCCGTTCAATCGTAATCCCGCAACCCACTTGTTGACATTCCCATTCAGGTCGAAAACTCCGAACGGAGTTCCGTCATGCGACCATGCCACCGGCCCCGTACCCGTGGCCGTTCTATAAATAGTTCCGCCGCTCATATATGTTGCCTCGGCAGTTTCGCCCGTTTTTACATAGTCCTTCCCGTAGCTGTTGTTTCCACGAGTGAAGAACTGGTTTTTATGAGCGAGAAGGAGAATTAACGCCCACTCGGCGTTGGTCATCAAGTGCCAGCCAGTCCCTTTTTGAGTACAAGCCAGTCTTGAGTTGTCGAAATTGATATTGTTTGCCGGATCTCTCCTTCGTAAGGAGACGGCGCGCGCGGACTCGCCGGAACCGTTTACGATCGGGAGATATTTTCCTATCCAGAACTCATTCTTCACAGCCCCGTTCTTTATGAATGACTGATGCGGGGAATCGGCCCACGAAGAATCGATTTCTTTCAGCTTCGTAAACGGAAAGCGGACCATGATCGATGGAAAGTTTGAGTTGTCGAACATCACCGCGTTCCTGCCGAACGAAGCGTCTCTAATTCTTCTATCCATGTCGTTTCTTATCGTCGCGTCGGTGACCGCTCCATTCGCCACATAGTAATCGGTTATCCAGTCTTCGATCTCCCTGCTGGTTTCAAGGAGTTCGCCTTGAACATATTTGCCGGAGATGTACTTCATATCTTCTCACCTGCCTCTTCTATCGGTTCTTTTGGTTCTTCTGGTTCGGGCTGCGGGAATATTTCCTTATAGTTTTCTCTGAGGTCTTTCTCAAAAACAGGAGCGTATTTAAGGGCTTGCTCTTCATCCCCACCCACTGATGTTTCGGCGAGAAGCCCTATTCCTTCGTCCGAAAAGTCGATTTGGATACTCGCTTTTCTTTTCAACTGTTCAAGAGCATCCCCAGACTTGCTTGCTTCTTGTGCGGTTATTGTCTTTTTCATACTTCATACACCTCCACTTGAACGGTGTTCGTTTCTGGAATAGCGTAGATTGGGGTCGCAACCTTTGGATTAAATTCGAGAACGACCACGGACTGGGGTTCCAGAACAAACCCCTTCGTGTCTGAAACTGAAGATTCCCCGAACCTGATCCTGTATGATTCGGAATACTTGCTGAGGTTCCGGATCATCATCGCTACTCTGTTCGCCTTCCTTGAAACTCCCGCAAAGATCTCTGCGGCAACGCCCGGAGCAAGGGTCTTTACCCCCGTGACAGGCGCGCTGGATGGAAGAGTCTCATCCCCGGAGACAACGACTTCTCCTATCTCGTTGGTTCCAGCAGGAAGAGGATCTGTGATCTTCTTGATCCCGTCTGTGGACTTGATCGATTCAATCACGGTCTTCAGAGCGTCGAGCGTGGTCTCTTCTGCAAAGTCCAGACCCGAAATCGTTTCCAGCAACGCGCGTGCGGCTTCCAGTTTCGCTTCTGTCGCGAGAGTCGCGAGCGTTGTCTGCGTCGCGAAGTCTTTTGCTTTCAGGGCCTTGAGCAAGCCGATCATTGTGTTCAGGGAATCCGCATCCGCGGTAGTCCCGAGAACCTCAAGGAATGTCTTTAAGGTGGCGAGGTCGGCAATCTTCCCCTCCTCTGCCATCATTTTTGCCGCGCCGTCTGCTCCTTCTAGGTACTTGTACGCATCGGCAACTGGATCGAAGTATTGCGGCGCGGGTTTGCCCTGAGCATCGCCTCTAATGCGTTTCGTGCTTCCACTCATTTTTCATCCCTCCTTACAGATACTTAGGTGTGTAAATCACCTTGTATGTGAGTATTGAATCTGTCAGTATATGGTTCTCTCCCTGAACCAATTCCAGCTTTTCGGGGTAGTGTTTTGTGGTGCCAACGAGAACAAATGGAGTCAAAGTCTCGGTTTCGGCAGTCTCAAGGACATAGAGGACAGTCACGGTCTCACTATTCCATCCGGTCGATACTGAAGCGGAGGCTGCCAACTTTTGGCAGCTCCCATCGGAGCGAATCACGATAACATTTGTTCCGGCTGCATATCCCGAGAGAGCAAGATTCCCCGAGCCATCAGTGTCCTTTTCCTCCCTCTTTATGTTCCTGGTGAGCGTTCCGTCAGAGAGCAGGATGTCTCTTTCATCATCGAAGCCATGAAGCTCACCCGAGAAAGAGAGACCTCCGACTACCTTTTTCTCGGTCTCTCCATCCATGTAAGTTACGTAAGCAGTGCAGAGGAAATAATGACTGTTGCTCTCATCGATCTCAAGTGAGAGTCCGAAGTCTTCAAGTCCCGTCTGAGAGTTCCAGCCGACCGATCTCACGCCCTCCCAATAATTGTCTCCCACGATCTCTCGAACCTGCGGGCCTGTGAGTTCGTCAGCATCAGTTACCCCAAACTCTTCCTGCATGATCGGGGCAAGTTCGCCCTTCTTCGTCAGGTCGATGATGAGAATATTAACCGTGTCTCCTGAATCGTTCGTGACAGTCTTTTCGGTTCCGTCTCCTTCAATGATCTCGTCTCCAAAAGACGAGTAATACTTGTGACCGTTCACACTCGTAAACGAGACCGAGCCTCCGTTGATAACATCGGCCTCTCCGTGGTCGTTCGACCAGGTATCGCCATAGAGGATGGCCGAGGCTTCGATCTCGACAGCCCCAGGGTTTTCTATCGTTCCGCTGCCGACGAAATCGACCTCCTGTTCTTCTCCCGAAACGAAAGGATCTGGCATGATGAGGTTGACACCGAACGTCATCACCAGAGCGTTGTGTACCGGGCCGTTTAACACCCTCCCCTCGACGAACCGACCGTAGATCTTGCAGTTGTAGATTCTATCCGGCTCGTCCGGAAAAACGACTTGCTTGGTCTCTTGCCTCGCTGTCGAGAGAAGCACCTTGAGAGCGTTCACGTTCGTCCTCAACTGTGAAACGCTCGAAGCGTAGATCTGACCCGCCAGCTTTATGATCCTTGTCTTGTACCCGTTGTCGTGTATGTGAGCCCCGTTCATTCCGTCATAAAGCTGAGTCTCGCGGCTGTCTAATTCTGCCGTGTCTCTCTCTGAATCTTGATTGACGACGAATCCGTATGTAGCTTTCAGGTCTATGCCGTCAAACAGTACACCTGCCATTTACATCACCACCTTTACAGTCCGTGAGATCTGAGAGTCTGCTGAGTCTCGAAGCCGACGTTCACAGGCGCATTGAAACTCCAGCCTTGAAGCAGGAACCTCATCGCGCGGACATTCTCGTTTATCTCTCTGAGATAGAGGTTGGAACTCCTTTCAATAGCCAGAAGAACATTCGCCGTCTGTTCGGTGATCGACTTGACTGTGTTCGTTCTCTTTGTGTCGATCTCCTCCGGCATTTCGAGCCAGTCTTTCGCCTTCTCCCAGAACTCCTTCGACCTGCCCATCGCCTCTTGCATGAGAACGTCGATCTTCTCCCATTCTTCGTCTGACATCTCGCCGTCCCTGAGTGCCTTGTCCATTTCTTTTGCTATCTTCTCGAAGATCGACTTCATGGCGGCGGTCTCAAGAAAAGCCTGTATCAGACCTTGCTTGACTCTGTTCCTGATCGTCTCTTCGAGGTTCTCTGCAAAAGCGTCGAAGGTGTCGGCACTCGATAGAGCGTTCTCAAAGTCGCCCTTCATCTGCTCGATAGCTTCAGCTCCAGCTCCAAAGAACCACTCGACATCTGCTATCAGGTTCCTGAGCCACTTGCTCTGAATGTTCTTGAGACTCTCCCAGAAGATGTCGAATTGCTTCTTGGCCTGCGAGAGGTTGAACGTCAGGGCGGTCATGAAGAGTTGAGGAAGGTTCCCGGATATAGCAGCCGAGAAGCCTTGAGCGAGAGCGTCGAAGAAGCCGAGCCCCTCTTCTTCCTGAACCTTCACTGTCGCTTCTGCTATTGCGTCAAGCAGCGGGTCAACGATGTACTGCTTCATGTATTTTTCAGACAGAGCCTCGGCATTCTCGAAGAAGGCCATGATGAACCTCAATCCAGCTCCCCTGCCCCCTTCTTCGAGGATGTCCGCCAGATTGTCGGTCATCCCCTCGACGAACCCGACCAGATCGTCCAGCCTTTCCCGCGTTCGGTCGATCTCTTCTTCTCGCATCCGCGCTTTGAGTTCCTGGTACTTCTCCTCGATCTCGAGCCGAGCCTCGAGGTTGTCTTGAGCGGCTTCAAGTTCCTCTTGCATAAGGTTCTTGAGAATGTCGAGCCTTTCTTTGTACGCGATCTGGGTCGGGATCTTCTTTGCCCTGGTTTCGAGTTCGGTCTGAAGAGTTCCCTGGAGCCTCTTGATTTCTTCGGCCACCTTCTCTTCGAGCCTGACCCTCTCCTCCGCCGTTCCTTCGTAGAACTGCATCCAGTTCTGGAGGTATCTGATCCGGTGCGTTGCCCCGATCCTCTCTGCGCTCGAGATTTCGGTTATTTCTCTCCCCGCCGCTTCGAGACGAGCCTTAGATTCAGCTTCCTTTGCGTCCATGACCGCCTTCTTCCTCTCTTCATAAATCTTCTTTTCGAGGTCCGCGATCTCTTTGTTTATCATCTGAGAGACTTGAACCCTCTCCTCTTCAGTCCCTTTGAAGACATTCCCAAACATCGTGAGGTAGTTGATCTTCTGCTGGTAGTTCATATGTTCGAAGCTGAGAATCTGTTCTATCGTCCCTTTGGCCTGTTCGATCCTCTCTCTCGATTTCGCCTCTTCTTCCTTTATAAGAGTGTCCAGACCCTTTAAGATCTCCTGATTCGCCGCGCTTTCCACCTTCGTAACATAATTCAGGATTTCCATCGCCGTTTTGTCATCGACAGAGAAAAGATTCTTGAGGAAGCTGATTCTTCCAGTCTCGGGCAGATCTCCGATCAGTCCTTTCATGAGTTCCCATTGAGAGATCGCGGATTCGCTCAAGGCTTTCGAATCGGCCACCATGACTTCGAATCTGAGCTTGAGGTTTTCCCACGTAGAGATAGTGTTCTCTTCAATCTGCTTCGTTGCGTTGACCCATTCCCTGAGCCAGGCCGGGTCTTTCGTCTCCTCCCAGAGCTTCTGATAGACAGAAGCAATCGCTTTCTCTCTAGTCTCGACTATCGAGAGGGCCTGTTCGAGTTCGGCCTGAAGATTCTGTATCTCTGGAATCCTGTCTATTTCTTCTGGAGTTATGGCCCTCTCTTGCTGAATCTGAAGTTTCTTGTTTTGAAACTCCCGCTCAATTCTCAACTTCTCTTCGTTCGCCTGTTCGAGAAGCTCTCTCTCTTTCGCGAGGTCCTGCTGAAGCCTCGCCACGGGATCGACTTTTTCAGTAGGTTCTCTCAACTTCTCTCTGAGAGAGGCGACTTCAGTTATCCATCTCTCTTGTTCGGTGAAGTAGTCGGATGAAACCTTTGAGAGTCTGGAATAGATGTTTTCGATGCTCTGGGCTATGCCGAGAGCTACGTTGAGGCTTCCCTGAGCGACCGCTTCATCGTAGAGTTGAACGAGCCGCTCGATCTCCTTGACGTATTCGGCTATCTCGTCCTTAGCCGCGGCTGTTTCCTTTACGGCTCTCTTCGACCAGAAAACGTAAGCATTCCAGTACGTCTGGTTCGCCTGTCCTGCCGTAACGCTGTCCTGATACATTCCACGATAAAGCCCGGCTATCTCTCTGGCCAGCTCTCTCGAAGCGTTCGCCGCTTCCTCGCCTTCCTGCTTGACTGTGTGGTAATAGACCCTCGCTCTTTCCGTGATCTTGTCGAGCACGGTGGCCGTCTCTTTCGTCTCGACCGAGAGAGAGGCTATCGCGTTCTTGTACTCGTCGAAGTATTTCGTCTGTTCTTTCCCGGCCACGACTGTGTAAAGCCAGAGTTCGAGGTTCGCATTTGCAAGCTGCCTGAGTTTTGAAGTCGCCTCCTCGCTCGCTCCTTTCTCCAGGAGAGCGTTGTATTCGGCCCTCAACTTGTTGATTTTCTCGGTCTGTTCGATCTCCCAGGAGATCTGCTCTTCCTGCTTCTTCTGAACGAGGTCGAAGACCTGCTCGGTCGTAATCCCGAACTCTTTGGCCTTCTCCCCGAGGAGCTTGAAGACGTTGTAATCCCCCGTCTCCCTGTACGTAGAAGCGATTGCAGACAGGATCTCCGACTGTTTCTCCGAGAGGACCTTTTCGTAAAGGTTCGCGTGTTCTACGTCCTGTCTCGTCATCGCGGCTCTGTACTGGGAATAGATCGCATAATACGCCGCTTCTTTCTGGGCGAGATCTTCATAGAACTTCTCGAGCCTCGTCTTTGCGGTTTCGTCCGGCTCGGGTACTTTCTTTAGTTGCTCCTGGATCTCGGAGGCTATCTGAGCGTATTCGTCGGCCAGGAGAAGGAGGTTCAGGTTCGTCTTCTCGATCTCGACCGAGTATTCGTACTGCGATTTCGCGTAGGAAGAGAGCTGTTGCGCCGTCCTGAGAGCGTCTTCAAGCCTCCCTTTTTCCATGTAATCAGCGTGTACCGTCTTCAGTTTCGTTATCTCGTTCGTAACCTTATCTAGCTCGCCGGAGAAGAGAAGAGCCCTGCCTTCCCACATCTTCCATGCCTTGAAGGCTTCATTTGCAGCGTCGGAGCTTTCCTCCGTGTTGTAGAAGATTTCCTTCCATGTCGAGGCAAGCTGCCTGGCGAGAGAGATCTGGTCCTCCGTCTGCCCCGAGGTTATCGCCCTGTTGTATCGCTCGATGGCTTCGTCTCTCTGACGGTACAGCTTCTCGAGAGTGTCCTCCGCTTTCTCAGTCATGGAGAGGACCTGATTGAGTGAATAGGCTGTTTCCTTCTCTATCCTGGCGAGATAGGATTCGTCCCCGGTCGCAAAGTAAGCATCGACGAACGACCTAGCGAGGTTCTTTCTGGCAGCTTCGAGCCTGTCGAGGAGGACCTTGTTTTCCGAGCCCGCGAGATCTTTCTCGAGGTCCTGGATGAGCTGCTTCTCTTCTTGAATCCTCTTATCGTATGATTTCTTTCTCGATTCGACGATGTTCTCGAAAGTCTCCTCTGCTCCCTTCCTGATCTCGGATAGAGCATCGAGTTCTGAAGCCGCCCATGCCTTAGCTTGTTCGTCTCCCTGCCTCGTGGCATAGAGTCTGATCTTCTGGGCGGTGGAGTATGCCGACTGAAGAGATCTCTCGGCCATTTCACGGTCATATTCGCTCTGAGAGTCTTTGAGAGATTTGTAATCGCTCATGAACCTGTTGAACACGAGCCTTTCGTTTGCGAGCCATTTCTCCCAGTAGCCCTGCATCCCCGTGCCGATCGTGTCTTTGATCTTTTTGAGGTTGTCGATCAGGTTTGCCGTAGCGTCTGCACTCTTTCCCGCCACGGTCTTGAGATCGGCAAACGCCGTCATGCTGAGGTTGATTTCCTCTATCTCCGAACCTGTTTCTCCGAGCGACTTGTTGAGTTTATTTACTTCATCGTCGAAGTTCGTCAGGATCTCGATCGGGAGGAGCCTGAAGATATTCGCCATTCGATCGGCTGTCTGCTCGGGACTCACTAATCCGGCTTCTTCCATATTTACCAGTTCTTCCACGGCTTTGATCTCTTTGCGTATCAGCTCGAGCGTCGTGGAGGAGATGGTGTTGTTCTCGATGAGTTTCGCTCCATACTGGTCCAGGAAGGACAGAAGCCTTTCCGTTTCGGTCCTCGCTTCGTCCCCGAACACCCCGAGTTGTCTGATCTCCGAGATCTGGTCGTAATACCCGGCGATAGCGTCCCTGAGCCCCTGGAGGTCCGCCAGTTCGTCCTGCCTTCTCCTGTATGCAACCGTGAGAGAATCGAGTCTCGTCTGAGCGGCCTGAATTTGTCTGCCCTGTTCCTCTACCTGAAAATCAAGTTCCTGTTTCCGCATTTCGAGTTCGGCTATTCTCGCCTCTGTCTGGGCCTTGATCAGCTCGATGTTGAGCTTGATCATCTCCCCTTCCATCTCGTACATTCCAACGAGTTCGGGGTTCTGATCCACGAGCTTTTCTATCGCCTCTCTCAATCTGTTGTAATCGCCTTCTCCTGTCGAGACTGCGAAATTATGTTCGTTGACGAGCCTCGTCAATTGATCGACTGAATTCTGGAAACCGTCGGCTTCAGACTTCACTCTATTCAGTTCGTCCGCGTACATTCGTAGAACGCCGTTCGCACTTTCTACCTGTTTCCCGACATCCTCTACCGCCAGTGAAAGAGCCCCGGTGTCACGGTCGAGATCTATGAACATATCCCTGAGCTTATATGAATCGTCCAGGATCTCGACGATCCCCCTGCCTAGAAAGGTGAGAACGTCTATCGCGCCCTCGAAGGCCGGATTTACTTTCTCCCAGAGGAGAATCCCTATCGCGCTCCAGGTATTCGACAGGACCTCGAGTTTGTTCGCCGTGGAATCGACCATCTTTCCGTAAGCGTCCTCAGTAGCTCCGGCTCTTTCTCCCATGTCGCCCATGATGCGGTTGAAGTCGTCAAGCTGCGCGCCCGTCAGGGAGAGAACGGCCCTCAAAGCTCTGACGTTCCCGAACATTTTTGCCAGCGATTCGCCGTTGTCTCCGGCCTTCTCGCTCAGTTCCGTCAGGAAGGGCAGGAGTCCTTTCGTGTGAAGGGCAGTCTGTGAGAGTTCAATCCCGTATTTCGCGGCTTCTTCTTTCGCTTCCTTCGTGGGATCGAGGATCGAGACGAGGACCTGGTTCAAATATGTGACGGCGTTTCTCGCGTCGATACCTCCGATCGTCATAGCCGATATAGCAGACACGAGAGTCTCGAGATCAACGTTCAACTGGGCGGCTGTCGGAATGATGTTGCCCAGAACGTTTGCAAACTCGTCGTATGTGACCTTTCCCTTGTCCACGCCCACGAAGAGGATGTCGTTGATGTCTGCAACGTCTCTGACCTTCATCTCGTAAGCGTTGAGGATGGTCGTGTTCAGGTCAACGGCGGTCGCAACGTCGCTCATCCCGGCGATAGCTCCCTTCGAGCTCTGCTCTATGAACTCGAGAGAGTCCCCGAGATCTATGTTCGAGGATATCGCCTCGTACATCGCCTTCTCGAGAGTGCTGATGCTCTGGGGAACGTTCAAGCTCATGTCCATGAGAGCCCCGGCATAGGAGCGGATCTGAGACTCTCCTATATCCAGGAGCGTCCATATTCTGCGCATATTCTCGTCGAAGTCGAGGAACTCCTCTTTCGCGGCGTTGATCGCCTTTCCGACTCCGTAGATCGAAGCTCCCAGGCCGACCCATCCCGCCAGAGTGCCGAGAACGTTGCTCATGCCGGAATAGAGGCGGGAAAGTCCCGCCTCGGATGTTCGTGTATTGAGATCAAGCTCGTAGTATAGTCTATCTACCAGCATCAGTATCACCCACATGGACCCCGAAGAAAGCGGCCAGTGCCTGTTCCGCGTTTTCAGGATCTTTGATTTTCTTCTCGCTGTCAACCGAATTCAGCATGATGATCAGCGATTGGTAGGATGTTTCCCAGAAGATCTGATCTATCGACCAGCCGAACTGCGAGAGATTGAAGGCCAATCTTCCCCAGTTCGGAGCCTCCCCTACATCAGCATCTTCGTTATCTGCGAAAAATTTGAGACATCGACCAGCCTTCGATATTCCTGAACAATCGCCTTCATGTCGAAGATGTTCAGCTCGTCGGTGATCTCTTCGATGGAGACGACGTGATTCTTCACGGTCCCCGGTTTCTTTCCGTCTATGATGATCTGTATCAGCTCGGGTACAGCGTCGTAACTCGCGAACATCTGATCTATGAACTTCTTCGAGAGCATCGGAATGATGTTCGCGAGATCCTGCTTGCTCTTGGCCTCTTCGAGTTCCTTAGCAAACTCGGGGTTGAGAAACATTCTCTCTGTCTTCTGTGCCTGTTCGGAGATATATCTCATGAGGCCGACCGAAGGAGGCTGGATATAGATTGTCTTTCCGTTGGAGAGTTTCAGAGGTTTCGGTGTCATCGATACGGCTTCAAATTCCTTCTTTTCCTGTTCCTTCAGTTCTACTGGATCTTTCGGCATTCCTCTTCCTCCCTTCTCAATGTAGAAGGAAGCCCGGTTTCCCGGGCTTCTATTAAACTGTTACTTTCGTGAGTTTCGGTGCGGCGAAAGTTGCCCCGCCAGCCAGAGCCGTCTCGGCATGAGCCTCTACCACGGTAGAACCGTTCCCCGCCGCCATCGCGGTAACAAGAAGCTTCGCGTCGTCGTCCGCGTTCACGGCTGCCGCCACTTCAAGAGCGGTCGAAACAAGTTCACCGTCATCAGTCTCGAGGCTTACAGTTATATCGGTGTCGGAGACGGTCACGTCGAGAGCGTTATCCCCTGCCCCAGGATCAACGAACGTGACTGTGATCTCGTTCCCGTCAGGCCCCGCATCCACGGCTGTGAAATGAACTGCGCTGTTCGAGTCGGGCGAAGCGTTGTCGAGAGTCAGCTTTGCCTTCACGCTCTCGGAGGCGAGCGATACTACCATGAGTCTCACAACAGCGTTGCCGTCGTTATTGACGTTTATCTCCCCCTCCGGTCTTATCCTTGCCCGCGACAGTTCGATCTCGTACTTCACGCCGTTCATCGTCTTCGTGACGAGTTTCAGAGACTTCGTGACACCCTCAGAGACTTCATCAGGCAGGGTCAGGATATCGTCGTCCGGGACCTCCCCGATCGTCCCGTTGAAGAGCAGTTCGAGATTGTCGAGAGAACAATCCGCGAGGTTGATTTCCATCTCACGCCTGAGTTTGGTGGAGATAATCATCTCAGGTTCCACGTCCTGATCGTTGTCTATCTCCACCTCGGTCGGGGTGGTCTGTCTGAAGATCACGCCACCTTTCGTCTTTCCAAGATCGTTGTTCGGTGTGCCTCCGGCATCGCCATAGTACACTTTGTCAACTGCCAGTATGAATTCCGACATATTCCCTCACCCCCTCGCTTACGAGGCGACTCTGGTTATCGTCGGCCCCGTGGTGTGCGCGAGGTTCACCAGAAGCAGCCTGACTACGGCGTTTCCATCGTTGTTGATCGTGATCTCGCCCTCCGGCCTGATTCTCGCTTTCGGGAGAAGCACCTCGTAATAAACCCCGTCGATAGCCTTTGTGGTGAGCTTGACGGCCTTCGTGGTTCCTGCGCTGACAGTGGTCGGGAGTGAGAGGATGCTGCCGTCAACCGTCCCGTTAAACACCAGCGCGAGATTGTCCAGCTTGCAGTCGGACAGGTTTATCTCCATTTCCCTTCTGAGTTTCGTGGTGATGATCGCCTCGGGCTCGACATCCTGGTCGTTGTCGATTTCGACTTCCTGAGCCGCGTTCTGTCTGAACACTGCTCCGCCCTTCGTTTTGCCGAGATCTATGTTCGGAGACGATCCCACGTCCGCGATCTCGATTTTTTCAACGGCGAGTATAAAATCGCTCATGTTGTATTCCTCCTCTATTGCCCGCTTTCCACAATGCGGACGTTAAATCTGAGTTCTTTGAAACTTTCCATCGGCATATCCGGGTCTATCAGGGCAGCTCCGCAGGACAGAGGCTCGAAGTAGTACACCGTGCCTCCAGTTGGTGTCAGGGCTGCCGATAGAGCCGTCATAACATCGTCTTTCATGGTCTCGTGGCCTGAACTGTCTATCATTCCGTTCGCGAAAAGGTCGCGGTGCATCAGCACTTGAAGATATCCTCTCTGGATCGGGAAGTCGTACATCGAATTTCGGAATCTGATCACGCACGAGGGATTGTCGAAGTCTTTCGGCCTGTTGTTCTTGAACGTGTGGGCAATCTTCTTCTTGATCTCGACATAGGCAGCCGAGACCAGCTTATCGTCTACGAACTTCATGTCTTCACCTTCCCCAGAGCCTCTTCAATGAGGTTAGGAAGGAGAACGGCTGTCTGAGAGATGACGTTGTACCCTCTTCCCTCAACGAAGACTCCGTACTCCATCCCGGCATAAAAGACCGTCTTCACGTGACCGGGATCAATTTCTATCGACTCGGCAAATTCATCTGATTTCTTCTGGGCCTCCGGATGTCCCCTGTCTTGAAGGACGTTGTCAATCTGGCCGTTGGCCGCGACCGCGTATCCAGTAGAGTTTCTGAGGTTCCCGGTTCGATCCTTGTAATCGCCTGTGTCGCGTGAATGGTTCGTGGCGAGCTGGCCGATGTAGTGAGCGGTTTTGATTGAGTCGTTATCGACCTTTTCTTTAAGTCCGCCCACAAGTCTCTGAATACTCGCGAGGTTAAACGGCAGATTCATGCACGATCACCTCCCTGTGTCTGGGATAGGTGAGAATCCGGGTGACTTCGTACCTCTTCGAGTCGATCTCGACGCGATCGCCCTGAACAACGTCTTCATCGTTGTGAAGAAAGAGAGTCCAGTAATCCATGTCCTGAAAGGCCGTCTCGGTCACGAGATAGTAAGCGTTGTGCCTGCTGGTTATCCCGGGCTGGAAGGAACGGTCCTCGATCTGAAAGGTGTGTATCGTCTCGGTCCCTTCTATCCAGTTGCCGTTCGCATCTAAATACCCTTCGGCCTTGCGGAATACCGCGACGTTCTTCATAGCGACGTCATCCTCGTGCGCCTTCGATACCTGGCAGAGATCTCGGCTATCCGTCCCTGGATTCCCGATATATCGAGAGTCTTTGCGTATGCGCCTTCCTTGAACGTGTTGAATTTCGGATCGTCGGGGTTTCGGAGAACGGCAAGCAGGACCTCCCTTTCCGAGAGATCGAGGTACTTCTCGTGAAGAGAGTCCGAGGGATCGTATGCGAGAGACGAGATCCCCCCTGCTAGAGCTATGAATTTCGCGTATGTGTCGTCCGCGAACAACTTGTTTTCGTCATCCGCCATTCTCAGTTTCAACGCTTCTATGAACGTCATTTCATCACCCCTCTTTTGCTTCTCCGGATTCCTCCTCGACGATCTCCATCGGCATGATGTAGCCCTTTTCCTCAAGCCTCTTCACATCGCTTTTCTTCACGTCGGAGATCTGGCCTCTCTTGAAGCGTTCCTTTCCGAACTTCACGTTCATTAGCCACTTGGCCTTTATCGTTGATTTCTTGGCCATTACAGTTCCTCCTCTCAATAACAAGCCCGCCGGTGAAGGCGGGCCGGTTTATCGATCGTTGCCTGGATTAATCGGTGTGAACGGTAGCTATGAACACAGTGTCGATCCCCTCGAAGGAAGGAAGCCCGATCATGGAGACAACTGTCTCGACGTTGACAGGGATCTCGACCTTTTTCAGGGATGTGAGGGCCACTCCGGTATTCACGATCTGAACATCGGCATTGGCGGAGGTCATGAGATCGGATTCCTCCGGTGTCGTACCGAACACGCTCGAGCCGAGAACTCCGGCAGGGAAGAGGGTGAACACGTTGTCAGGGAAGAACTGCACCGCAGATCCGCTCGCACTGTACTTCTTGTTATACACAGCGATCTGAACTTTCGTGTGCTTCTCTATCACCATTCTGATGTTCTCTTCGGTCTTCATGAGCTTCAGCTCTTCGAGTTCTTCCAGTATCCCGGCGTTCTGTATGAGATACAGGAGCGTCGCTCTCGAACATATAGCCCTGTTCGGTCTGATCCCGGTGTCATCTTCGATCGCATCACACCAATCCTGGATGTCCTGGATCGGGGTCGAATCGTCCAAGTCCGACCACATCGCGGTGTTCTCGAGCGTTTCCAGGTGGTCGCTATCGAACTGGTAGTCGTAGTCGAGGGCGTTTCCGTTCTCGGTAATCGCTATCTTTCCGGTCGAGAGGAGCTGCATCCTCATTCTCTCGAACACGACCTCGGCGGAGTCGATCAGACCGGCAGCGTCGTCGTAGATGTTTCTGACGATCATTTCGATGGCTTTCTCGTTGCCGCTCGCGATGACGTTGTTGAGGTTCTGCCTGTCCTTCTCGGTGATCATCATCGCCTCTCTGAAGAAAGGCATTTCGGTGACGAGCCTGTCGAAGCCGATCCTGTCTCTGAGCGTCGGCTTGGTGTCGAATGCCGAGGGTTTCAGGGAGACAGGAAGGCCCTTCGAGCCTTTGAGCCAGGACAGTTCCAGTCCGAGCTGTTTCTTCCCCGGGAAGAGCGTCGCGCCGAGGTAGGGGATTCTGTTTGAAGCTCCCTCTATCCAGTAGGCAGCGATCTCTTTAGCTGTTACGTAGTCGAATATAGTCGCCATTGTCAATCACCTCTTACACGTCGAAGAACACGATTCTACCCGCGAGGGCAGCAACCGCGTCGTCGCATGGATCTTCGTCGAGTTTGGATTTATCTATGAATCCCCAGACGATCATCTGTCCAGGAGCATCACCGTGAGTCACGTCCACGTCGTGGAGGAGGACACCTTCAGCTTCGAACCCGGAACCTTCGTCGCCTCCAGCAAGGGGAGTTGCGGCAACGGCTATCGCAGCCGTGGTGTCGGGATCTCCTTCTCCGGTAGCTTCTGCCTCGATTATCTGGCTCGCGTCGAAGTGATCGTTGATAGCCTCGACGACCTCGGTCACGGTCGATACGATATCTCCGGCGATTTCGGCAGCTCCACCTGCGAGTGCAGTTCCGACATGGGCCTCGACTACCGTGGTCCCGTCTCCGCTGTATGTTGCGGTTACGAGCTGTTTGGCTATCAGATGAGCGTTGATAGCGTCTGCAACGTTCTTGGCAGTTGACTCGATTGCGCCAGCGCTGCCGGTCTTGAGGGAGACGACGATCGTGTCCCCGCTTATGGAGACGGCGAGGTCCTTGTCGTTATCGGATGGATCAAGGAACTGAACCTTGATGCTGTTCCCAATCGTCCCGGCTTCCTTTGCAGTCACAGTCACTTTCGAGTTCGCATCCGGCGCAGCGTTGTCGAAGTCTTTTTTCGCGGCCACCGCGGCAGTCCCGTCAGTCTCGAGGTTGACGATGATAGTCTCTTCGTCTATCTCGACCGACAGCGGGCTGTTGATGACTCCAGGATTTTTGAGCTGGATCTTGAGGTCGTTCCCGGCCTCTCCAAGCTCGACGGCTGTTACGAGTATTCCAACCTCAGCGTCGGGCGTGTTGTCGATCTCGAGTTCCACGCTGGCCGCTACGGGCGGATCGTTCTTCTCAACCACTGGTTCGGTCGGATTGTCAAGCACCGACTGCGAATTCCCTCCGACGATGGTCCCGGCCTTGACGATGTACTTGCCTTCGTCGTTGACTATCACGCCGGTCTTATCGACGAGAACAGGGGTCGCTATGAATTCGTTGTGCTTGAGAATCGTCTTCGTGGCATCATAGCTTGATTTCTCAAATTTGCTCATAGTTCTCTTCCCTCCTTAATTGCCGAAGTATTCTTTCTGAGCTTTCACGATTTCTTCGGCCTGTTTTCTTTCTGCTGCGAGTCTCTTTCCTAAACTGCTAGCATCTGTCGGAGCGACTTTTCCGGGCTTCACGATTCCGTCCGGCCCTTTCTTCTTCAGCTCTTCCAGGTGCGCAGCCTTCGTCTTTTCAATGTTGCTTACCAGAGTCCCGATGCTCTTGAGAATCGAGGGTTCATCTTCTCCGGTCACGAGATCTCCCCAGAGGTTGGGGTCAAGCCCTTTCTCCCTCAGCTTCTCTCTCGTGAGGCTCTTCAGCTTCTCGACCTCGTATTCTTTTTTGAGAGCTTCACGCTGCTGTCGTTCCAGTTCGAGAAGTTCTTTCCACTTCCCGTCGGCCTCGAGCTTCCCCTTCTTGATTTCTTCTTCGAGTTCTTTTCTCGCCTTCTCCCTCGCTGTTTGAGAAGCCTTTGTAGCCATGCGGTCAAGCTCGGCCTGTTTCTCCTTTTCGAGCTTGTCCCAGACCCCTTTCGGGATCTTCACGCCCTCGAACTCGATGAAGGCTTCAGGCTCGGTCTTTTTCTCCGGTTCTTTCTTCTCGTCCGGCTTTGGATCTTTCTTGTCGGTTCCTCCACCTGTCACAGTCGGATCACCCCCGTCCGTGATCGACTGAAAGACTTCCTGGAGTACCCGTCTTATGAGTTCTTCCATTACTCATTCCTCCCTTAAATTAAGTTGCGTTAACTGATATATAATTAACGAATGTTCGTGACATGATTAAACTGCCCTCAAGGGCTTGAGAATCGTTGTGTAATAACACCGGCAGTGCGGATGGGGCATTGTCGGCACTTTGTCGGCAGGATACGCGCCCGGTCCGAGGTCGTAGAGATCCGCCGTCGCCAGATTCTCACAGACAGAACAGTCGTACTCGGTTCTCGAGCGGTTCCACTTGATCCCCTTTACGAACGGCAAACTCTTGGCCTGTTCCACATACGAGGTCCTGTATGCCCTCTGAATCTCCGTTCTCGCCACCCTGGTCGCGTTGTAGTCGAGCTTCTTCTTCACGTACTTCTCAATGGCTCTTTGAGCGTCTTGAGGTGCGAGATCGGCTATGAATCGCTGCATCTCTTTGGAGAGTTGAACAGGCTGCTGGTCCGCAAACTCAAGGAACTGCTTGCCCAGAGATCTTGCGGATTTCCCGAGCTGGATATTCCTCGCGATCGTGTTCTCCATCGTCCGTTGAAAGTTGGCCGCGTCTCGCCAGATGCGATCCGAGAGTGTCAGACCGTCCTCCGCAACGAACTTGAGCCACGAAACCGTCGCAGGCTTGTTGAAGTCAAGGAACTGGACCCATTGAGAACCGACCTGCTGATACACTGCCCCGGAGAAGATCGAGTACACATTCGATCCTCTCTCTACCCTGAACTGTTTCGGGACCTGTTTCTCTATCTCTCGAAGGTACGCCTTCCTTGCCGCGACCTCCGTCTGGGGCAGAACGTCATCGAAGAGTCCTTCGAGTTTGAGGCCGTACTCCTGAGCGATCGCGCGTATCTTCTTCTTCAGCTCTGGCGAGAATTTCGGGATGCGTGAATCTATTGCCTCTCTCATGGATTCGAGAACGGGTTTGAGGACCTCTTCGAGATACCGCCTGTCCCATTCGCTCATGAGAGCGAGATCTGCTCTCATGGATTACCGCCTTCCTCCATCTCCTGAAGAGTCCCGGCCCTGAGGACATTGGCCGAGGTTTCGTTCTCCTGCTCGACCATCTCCCAGACTTCTTCAGGAGTCTCGTCTATGTCAAGTAAGCCGACCACGAGCTTCGAGCCGATCTGTTTCGGCAATAATCCGGCTGCTATCGCTTCTGAGATGATCCCTATCTTCTCGCCAGCGTCTTCGTTGAGGACAGGTTGGAAGGAAACCTCGACATTCCAGTTGAAGCCGAGCATCTTTCCGGTCATGTTCCAGATGTCCTTGAGGGATTCTTTGAGTCTGGATCGGTAGTCTTCGATGACGGAGACTAGATCCGTTAACTTGAGAGAGATGGCGTAGCCCGAGAGCCCTGAGCCTGAAACTATCTCGGCCAGCAAGAGTTCCGGGTATTCCTTCATCAGGGCTTGCTTGATCCTCTCTTTCTCCTCAGCGGCGGTCTTCATGACGTTGCCCTGCATCTCGAGGTACTTGGCCGTTCCCTCTTCCATGTCCCATATCCGGGCGTACTTTCTCGATTGCTGCTGCGTGATGTGCTCGAAGCCTTCCTCCTGGTTCGTGTGTTCGTTCTGGGTGTCGTCCTCTATCTCACCGAACTTTCCCACGATCGGAGGGTTCGCGTGGAGGTCCGAGATCTCTCTGAGATCCCATTCGAGCTTGTTCACCAGGTCGATGGAGTCGGCTATCGAATCGACCCTGCCGAGCCCGATTGTCTCGTCCTTGCCCGAGAGTCCGAAAAATTCGATGAAGGGAACGAAGCCCCAGGCGTTGACACCGGATTTCTCTTCGATCTTCTCGCCTCGCATGAAGTATTCGAACTCCGTCTCGGAGATCTTGATGACTATCGGATTCTCTTCGTCGTCGAAGCCGTGAAGTTCGACGTATGTGACCTGCCCGGAGGAATCTCTCTTGACTTCCTTGACCTGCGACTTCTCGTACATCACGAGGTCGATCGACTTGACGGCCTTTCCGTCGTTCACAGGTACAGCCTGAACTCCGACGTATCCCTCCATGAGGACGAAGAGGGCGATCCGGGTCTTGAGAAAGTCCCAGTTATTCCAGTCCTTCAGAGCCTCGAGGGCTGCGTCATACCTTTCCTCGACCGTGAGTTTCAGCCCCTTCAGGAGCAGGGCTTTGTCGGTGTTGATGATCTTCCTGACGGGGTTGAACACCTGCGAGACTGTCCTCGTCAGGTTTCGGGCCTCGTTGTATTCTTTCGTGTAGGCCGTCTTTCTTTCGTACAGCCGCCACAACACTTCAGATTCTTCCATCTGCAACATAGAATCACCTCAGTCTCCTGACTCTAACTCTCGTTCTCGGTCTTTCCGCTCCCGAGATCTGTTCGACCAGTCCTGTAATTGCGTCGGGAGCGTCGTCGTGTTCGTTTTTCCCTTCCTTCTGGTAGTTGTTCATGGCCGAGAAGAAGTCGGGCCATCTATCCCGCCAGTTCCAGGGGAAGTACACGTGTTGAACGACGTAACTGCTGCTGGACAGGATTCTCGCCTTCTTGTTCTTCGATTGATGGAACCACTTGATACCTGGTTTCCTGCTCTTGTGAGCCTCCCAGAGGATTCTCTGAACACTCCGAGCGAATCCACGACCTCCGTTGTTCGATTCGATGATGGCCTCGTCAACGTCGTGTTCGTGAAGTCTCCGGGCAGTCTCGGGTTCGGTGATTTCCATCGCTTCCTTCGTGTAATAGATGTCGAGAATCCAGGCTTCTTTATCTCTGACACCCGCGATGATGTTACAGAGATAGTCGTCGCCCTGGTCGGCAGTGTCGGCATAGGCTATGATCTTCTCGAGCTCTTCAGGCGTGGAATTGTAGAGAAGGAAGTTCGAGTATAATTTCCCTTTGATATCTACCGGCTCCTGATGGAAGTTCGCTGCGAATATCGCCGGGTCCATCGTCTTCTTCAGCTCTTCGTATCTCTGCTTCGAGAGAAGGTCTTCGCACAGCATCTTTCCCTCGTGAATAGCTTCGTGTTTCATCACGTACCAGTCGTCTTTCATGTCGCTTTCGAGAAGTCGGCCGCATATATCGCCTTTGGCCCATCGGGTCATGCAGATAATTTGCAGACCCGTTAAATGACCCGATTCTCTCTCTAGATCTTCGTGAGTCTCCATTCTCGTTGCAAATGTATTGGCCCACCAGTCCCATTGACGTTGGAGAGCGTTCTCGTTGAAGGCTTCCTCGACGTTCTTAATCGGGTCGTCGGTTTCCTGAATCGTGCAGCCCTTACCTGTCGCACTTCCTCCGATACCGACTCCCTTGTATGAGAAATACTGCCCCTCAAGACTCCACTTCATGTAGGAAGAATCGCCTTTCTTTATCTTCGTCTCAGGGAAGATGTCATTGTAGATGATGACGTGAGGCTGGTCTCTCTCTTCCTGGATAGCGTCTCTGGTGTATCTTGAAAAGTCGACGGCAACGTCATCGTTGTAACTGCCTGTCATGATTCGATTCCGGGGATCTTTCCCGAGTATCCAGGCGTTGAAGAGGACAAGCGTCCTCGACTTCCCGAACCTCGGAGGCATATTGATCATGAGCTTCCGGTACGGCTGCCCGTTCGGCTTCAAGAGACGGCCTTCGTAGAGAGATTGCAAGGTGTTACAGAGGCCCTGCAAGTGATGTCGGTCGTCTCGATAGAAATCCGGAGCCTTGAGCTTGCAGAACGCCCAAAAGCTATGTCTTGCTTCTAGGATCGCCTCTAAAGCACCCTTCCTGAATTCAATTAACGTGTCGAGCGTGATCATAATAAGATTATTCCCTCTTGCCGATTTTCTTTAATCTCTCGATCTCTTTCTTCATATCTTCCTCGGTCATATATTGGAACTCCTCGAACATCTGGGTTTTGTTCTCATTCTTCGCTATGACAGTAGGTTCGCCCTTGAGAAGTTGAACCTTGTCTATAAGAATTCCTACGGAAGTAGCAACCTCTTTGTAATTGGCCGAGTTTCTCTTGTCCGCCATTGCTTGTAGGCCAGCGAGAATCTCCGCCCATGCTTTATCGATGAACTCTTCTTTTTTAAGGTCACGTATGTGCGAAGTGGAATCGCCGTTTCTCTCATTCCACCAGCGTTGCAGAGTCGGCTTGGATATTTTCGTCTTCTTGTGAGCCATAGTCCAGTTAGGATAACCAGTCTGATGGTTAAAGTTATTGGTCATAAAGCCAATAGCGGCTTCTTTGTCTTTGTCTGTGTACCTGGTCATATAACTCACCTCTGGTATCAATCAGTTCTGATTTCCTTATAAAGATCCGGATTGTCGTTGATTATCTGATGGATCATGTTCGCCGTCCTTTCAATGAATCCTTCGTTGTTCGAAAGGCTGTGATCCCCGTTCATGTCAAGGATCGCGTGAACTATCTCGTGCCATAACATTCGCTGCATGAACTGGTATTCGGCTTTGGCAATCTTGATCTGACTGCTGGATTCGTATATCGCAGCATCGTTGTCGAGGGTTTCGTCTCTCGAAACTACTCTCACCTGGAAGTTAGTTCCGGCTATCTTCATGTTCGCTCCTTTCGAAATAGGTCTCACTGGTGATACCTATTTGCTATATATATTTAAGTATCTTTGAACCTTATCTCTTTCTTTATATAGTTCTAGGTCTCACTGGTGAGACCATAAAGGTATCAGAATTGAGACCTATATAAGTATCAGGAATGAGACCTATTTTTCTTGCTCTGGAAGATAAGGAATGTAATAGTTCCTCTTCATGTTTCCGTCTATACCTTTCTTTATTTCGAGAAGGCCGACGAGCTGAAGTTTCTTTAATTGCCTCTGGATGGTAGCTTTTGATCGTCTCAGTTCCTTGCATAGAGTCTTGATTGTCGGCCACGCCTTACCTGTTTTGTAAGCATAGATAGCCAGCAATGCGAATAGTCTTAACTCTCCGTCTGTGAGGTTCTTAGAAGTTACTGCAAAATATGGAACACGGCCCCACATATTGTATTTGTCATCGATGCTCATTTTCCCCATCTCCCGTTTGCCTTTATTCCCATCTCCTGATGAAAAGGAAAAGGGCAACGTGTGCGATTGGAGATGGGAAATACCGCACGGAGTCGCGCTACTCCTGTTGCCCTTTATTTCCGAGCTGGCCCACATGACCAAAGCTCTAAAAGCCCACTAGTTTATTGATGCTCGCCTTTTCAGGCGGCTGGTAGGCACGGATAGACTCGAACTATCACCCTTCTACGTATCAGATAGACGCTCTGCCTGGTTGAGCTACGTGCCTGCCTCACATGAGTAACTTACTCGCCAGTAACTTGATTAGCTTTATTTCACGAAGATAAAGCTGTGAGCCTTATCCAGGAGATACACAGTCTCCCTTTCTGAAGTCTTCGACTGTTTCAAGTATGGCTTTCGCAAACTTTTCAGTACATTCAAGCGAGCAGAACACCAACGACACCCGACTATGTTCTAGTTCTCCTTCAGAGTTGCGGTATATGGCATGAGCGGGAATGGTCGTCGCCCCGACATCCTTCCAGTCCATTTCTTTGTCGCACTGTGGACATTTAGTCTTCATTCACTCACCCCCTTTCGCAGGTGTAGTAACTCCAACCTCGATTTTTGTCATGCACTCGTTGCATATGAGGATGATCCTGTTCTTGTCTGTATCAAACCTTGTGACACGAAGAGATCTCCGGCCACATACGGTGCAAGGCGGATATAATGGGACTTTCGGCCTTGAAATCATCTCGATCATTCCGGACTTTCTGGCCGTTTCATCGCTGTCGAGAAGCTGCTGTGTCATCAATCAGTGACCTCTATGTCCTTCTCTCGCTTCTCGCCCGCTTTTCCAAGCTCACGTTGCCTCTGGACCTGATTCGCAAAGGCCCTCGCCAGCTTCTCTACCAGCTTTCTCTCGTTCTCGCCGTCGCTGTTGTCTATTTCAAACGTGATCTTCATTCTCTCCGCTCCTCTCGATATAGATTTCAGTCCTGGGATTCTCCCTGTCATAGAGTACCCGTGAACCGTCAACACTCACCACGATGTTGTGCTTATCATCTTTGATAACCCCGTACTTGACCAGAACATCTTGAATCGCTTCGAGACAGTTGGAAAGATCGACTCCCCGCCTGTCTTTGCGGTAGAAGAGGCATTTCAGGTTTATGGGGTAGTTTATTGGGTCTTTCCAATTACCCAAGAAAACCCCACAATCTTTCTCGTACTGCTTGTAAGTCTCCGACTGAATGATGAGAGGTTTCCCGGTAGCCCTGTTCTTGATGATTCACTGGCTGTTCTTCTTCGTGATGGGATTCAGGGGAATGGTTATATTAAGCATCGGCATTGCTCCTCAGAAAGCCCGAGGCTGTATAGGCAGCCCCGGGAAATGTTCCTAGCACTGGCAAAGTCTATGAAAAAAGGCCGCCTCAGCAGCCTCTCTTCGTTTCCTGTATGCGTTTCCGCAATCATATACTTGATTCTACCCCGTGCCGCATTGAGAAGGTATTAACATATAGTTAATTATCTCTGAATTAACTCACGTTAACCGTGTCTTCCCAGTCTGCTTCTTCCCATTCCAGCCGTAGCTTGACTAACAATCTCCTGGATATATCCGACCTCTCCTCCCTGTACCCGTAAGCTTTGTGCCTTGCTCGCTCGTGATTGTAGCCTCGCCTGAGATACTTCCAGTATTGCCGGTCAGTCCAGGGGAGAAGCTGAATACAATGTTCGACAAAGCACATCACGTAGGCGTATCTCAGCTCGCTTTCCGTGTCTCGTTTTCGTCCGTGACCCGGGTTTTTCGAGGCTGCCGGGAACGGGAGGAATCTCTCTTCGTTCTTTCGCCAGTCTCTGACGAATCGCCAGAGTCGGTCGGAGTCTTCGAGAAGTCCCTGGATGATTCCGATTGCGTCCATCTTTCCCCCTCCTGCTGGTCTTCTCCAGCTATCGAGAGTAATGAATACCAGAACATGATCGCGGCTGTGAGGATCGCGAGAACGACCGCCAGAAACACAGGCATACTGTGAAGCAATAGATACCAGCCTAGAAGCGCAAGGGCGAATAATAAGCGTTTCATGCGATCACCTCCCTAGAACGGGATCTCGTCGCTCTGACCAGCGTCGTCACTGCCGAAGAAAGCGGTGTCGTCGTTCGGTTCATTGCGGCTCATGGTCGAGCCATGATTCGAGCCGTTGGTCTGGGCCTTCGTTTCCATGAACTTCACGCGAGAAGCCACGACCTCGGCCATCTGTCTCTTCTCACCGTCTTTCTCCCACTTGTTGATCCTGAGCTGGCCTTCGACTAGAACCAACCGGCCTTTCGTCATGTATTGAGCGACGAATTCGGCTGTCTTTCCGAAAGTGCTTATCTTGATGAAGTCGGCCTCGTTGCTGTCTTTTGGATAGTCCCTATCGACTGCCAGAGAGAACGACGTTACCTGCGTTCCGCTCGTTGCGAACTTTGTCTCGGGATCTCGGGTGAGTCTGCCGACCAGGATGATCTTGTTGAAGGATATGCTCATTCCCCCTCCCCCTTCCTGACTCCCCAGACATAGAAGCCCTCTGCCTTCAGATTCTTCAGGGCTATCGTCATCGCGTCGGTCACGCTCTGGGCATCTACCGGGTACTCTTTATCTTCGACCTTTCCTTTCGACTTCCTCTTGAGCATCACGATATAGTTCACTCACTCCACCTCCACGAATTTCTTGATGATCTTCTCGATCTTGCGGGTGTCGGGGAACAGCTCTTTGTAAGGTGCTCCGAACGCCCTGGCGAATCTCGCGGCCTGTTTGTAAGTAACCCTCTTCATCTGACCTTCGAGAATCTCGACGATCCATTCCTTTCTAATCTTGAGCCTTGCGAGTTCTTTGAAGGTCAGGCCGGATTCAAGAAACACCCTACGAAAGACAGTCTGATTGACTTTTTCCATCGCATTCCTCCGAGTTCCGGTTCAGATCTGTCGAGAGAAAGTACCCGCAGTTCTGGCAGTTCCAGTCGTCTTGCTCGGCACAACTGAACCAGGTTTTCCCACAGAGAGGGCAGGTCCGCTTAACCATTCGGGATCTCCTCCGGTTTCAACGGTCTGGCCTCTACAACGTCCCAGAACTTGGAGGCCAGAACCCCGGCCTTGTCTATCGCCGCTTGAGAACTGGCGGCTTTAACCTCCATCCGTAACCTGCCGAATTCTTTGACCTTGCAGCCGAAAGTGACTTCATACCAGCTTTCCAAGAGCATTTCTATCCCTCCCTTTCTTCCAGACTGGTTCATATTCGGGAACAACGATACCCAGAGACTGCTCAAGCCACTGGGCGACGATGACTCTATGCGAGAACTCCCCGGCTGGTTCGTAAGCTAGAAGGATAGCGTCCTCCCCGAGATCCGCATAGACCTTGTGCGGATCGAGCCTGGTGAGCGTCTCTTCCAGGAATCTCTCGGTGAAATAGATTCGATCGTGGTTCTGTATCCAGTGCCTCATGAGATCCACTGAAGGGGCAAGGTCTGGATAGACCCTGCCCGTGAAGTATTTAGGGGTGTAAGTAACTATCGACACAGCCTGAGGAAGTCTGGCGGACCGTGCAAAGTAGGAAGTTTTCAAGTTCTCGCCTCCTCGACACTCAAATTCAATTCGGCCTTGAGCCTGACAATCTCTCCGAACCTTTCATTGAAGCGGCCAAATAGCTCGTTGAATTGATCGGTTAGCTTCTCAAGTTCTACTCTCAATTCCGGGAGAGCTTTCTTGAACTCATCGAGAAGAGGGACTTCGATGTTGACCGCGACAGCCGGAATCTTCTTGCCGATTTCCTTTGTGTATGCTTCATTGAATGCTTTGTAGGCCTCCTTGCACTCTTCAGGAAGCGTCCTGATGACATAACGAAGTGAAGCTGCTAGTTCTATGGCGGTCTTCGTGAGATCGTCCATTGGTTTGTTTCCTTCTCTCTTCAGACTCTTCACCTCTTCCAGGAGAGGCTTAATCGATTGAAAAAGGATATATTCGGCCATGCCGAGATTGTCTTGCTCGTTCTGGCTGTGCTTTTCTCTGGCCGACAGATTCTCATAAAGCACTAGAATTGCCGACAGATCCCGAATTTCTTGATCGTTCATCGCTATCCCTCCCTTCCCTTGCTCGCTTCGTTTTTAAGCTCAAACATATATTCGAAAGCAGCTTGCTTGTAAACACGGAAACACGAGCCGAATGGGGCAATGTAATCTCCGATCACAGCTACTTCTGTACCTCCGCCACAGACAGGAAGTTCAACAAAAGAGTTGTCGCAACCCTCACCAAATGTCAAAGGCACGCCGTTATCTAAAAGCGTTTTGACCAGCTCGTCATATGTTTCTTCTTTCAGTTGAAAAGCCATGACCGTTTCTTTCTCTTTCGCTATGTATGTCTTTGCCTCCATGTTTCAGCCTCCCTCCTTTCCTCTTTTGATACTAGCTTCACTTGAGAACCCATTCGGGTATCTCTTCTCCAGCTTCTCGACGTTCCCCTGGGCGATATCCTGGAGATTGATATTGAACAGAGAAGCCACAGCGGAGACGTACCAGAGAATGTCTCCGAGTTCGCTTTTGAGTCTGTTGGAATCGACCTCGTGGCCGTGGTAGAAAAACTTTTTCAGAAGATCGACGACCTCTCCGACCTCGCCCACCAACCCAAAGACGTAGTTGTTTAGCTGGTCTTTCGGCGAAAGCGAGGTGTTCATCGTCCGCTTGGACTTCTCCTGATACACGAAGAAGCTGAGTTTCTGAGCGTTGAAAGCCTGGATGGCCAGCTCGTGTTCTTTCTGCTGACCGTGCCGCCAGTAGTCGATAGCGATGAAGAGATCTTCGATGTCTATCCTGTCGATCTCCTTTCCTGCGTCGAAAACCGTGCGGATCTCGTCAACCACGTTGGGGTTGAAACCCTGGATCTTGTCGCTCATTCCACGGCCTCCTCAACACCTTGATACACACCGGCTTTGGTGTACTTCACGTCGAACACGCCGTCTTCGTCGGCGTATTTTACGAGTCTATCTCCAACCCACAGCTCGACTTTAGATGCTGCGAGCCAGCCGGTTTGCGAATGTGCCGCTACCCTCTCGTGGAATACTCTCAACGCATCGGCTATGTCACCGGTGATGTATAGGGAAGGGTCTTTTGGATCGTGACGTATGACTTTTACTGTGATGTCTTCAGTCATCAATAACATCAATAAGCTCCTTTTTCAATTCTGGATTCTCGTAGATGTTGCCAATGACCGTTAGTGATTTATAGTCAGCAAGAACATAAGGTATGTCGCCGTAGTAACCCACTTGGAAAGCTCCATCTTTCCAATGCACCAGCGAAGCCCCACCACTGTCTGGAATAACTACGTCGCCCTCGTAAATCTCTTTGCCGTTGATGTCGATTATCCCCGTGAATTGCATGAGTTCATATAGATCAGATGACAAATACCAGTATTCCATGCTGCGTGTAGGTGTTTTTGGTGTTCCGATGCACCTGACCCCGCCGTTTTCGCTAACACCTACCGAGAACACATCTAGCATTTCTTTTATATCCTTAATCCACACTCTGAATTTCAGTCTTTTCATCATCTGCCCTCCTTACCCCGACGCTTTCACTTTCAGGAATTGAAACTCGATGTCCTCCGAGTCTTTCCCGACTTCCTCCGCCAGTTTCACGGCGCGCTTCCTCAAGTCTTCAAGCTCAAGGAACCTTTCGTTCACCTTGCCGATGAACGAATCAATCGTGTTCTGGAACTGCCGTAGGTTCTCAATCTGGGCCTTCACGAGTTTCGAGTACTCCGCCACCTTCTCTATCCCGGTAAAGTGTTTATCGATTCTCTCGATCTTCTCGACCGAGACTCCTAGAATACGGCTCAGAGGTTCAAGTTTTTCATCCACCGGTTCGATTTCTGAAAGCTCTACTTTCAGCTCGGCTTTTTTGAGAGGCTTCGTATTCTCCCCCTCCCGCCACAGCAACCTGTCGATCTCCGCCTTCTTCTCGAAGATGTTCAAAGGTATGCCGTGGAACTCGTCGGAGTAGAAGAAGTCCGGCGAGACTCCGAACAAGTCGGCCAATTTCTCCAGCTTCTCATCTCTCGGGGCGCAGTTTCCCAACTCCCAGAGGCCCGGCAAGGCTTTAGAAACACCAAGCATAAACGCGAGATTCTCTTGAGTGATCTCTACTGCCTTTCTCAGTTCTTTCAATCGCTCTCTGTGAAACTTTCTATTCTCACTCTTCATCCCTCACCCTCCTTATTTTCACATTCCATTTCCCTTCAAATTCGTTCTAGAAGAGGGGTACAAATGCAATCTTCTATCTTCGTTACGGACTTCAACGCCTTGAATAAGTCCCATTCTGGCGTAATAAACTGCTGCGTGAGCCGCATCTTTCCCGTAAGGATAGAATCTAGACCTTATTCGTTTAGCCATTTCTACTGGCGTTATTCCGGGGTGTCTCTTTACAATATCTGTTACTTCCTTGCAGAAACCCTTGAATGGTGTCCAACGCTCCCCGGCGACGCAACCAGCTTGATTATTCTTAAGTCTAGGGTCGAGACTATTGAGCAACTTTTTGAGATGCTTTTCTGGTACGTGCCTGTTTACTTTCGGGCTTTTCTTTATAGTCACGGAAGAGGAATGATCAATGTTTGCAAATAATACGCCTATCCCATAGTTATCAAGAATCTCGTTGACCAGAAATGAGTTAACTGATGACTTTGACGATGGTGTTGGTATGCAAATAGACACGTAGTGCGCCCATTTCAGGCGTTTAATGGCCTGTTCCAATAATTGAATGGATAGGCTCTTCTTCAATTCAACTATCCAAATCTTTCTACCCATAACACCCAAAATATCTGCTACGCCAGCGCCGCAAGACACTTCCTGATACACGTCCCAATGAAAAGATTCAAGATAATCTATGATTGGTTTAGCAAGGTCGGTTTCAGTCACCCTCCCCTCACCCTCCTTATCTGATACCTTTTCACCCACTTCCTGTCGCTCAGAAAGTATTCGTACCCCTTCCCGTTGTGCCTGAAGTTCAGAACCGTACACTTCTGGCCGTTGTGGATCACTTTCGTTCCGCGCTTCAAGAGTTTCGAGTCTTCTATTGCTTGCAGTTCTGGATTCTCCATAGTCGTCTCCTCACCTCAGAAACGGGCTCAGAAAGGCCCGTATTTCTTCTAGCGTCCACTTCTTGTATCTCTCTTGAGAATCAAGAGCTTTCAGAACCCCGCCGTAATCGAAACTCTCTTTGGGCATGACGTAGTTGAACCCGCCCTGGTCCGGGTAAAAATCCTCTCCGGCTCTGATCGAAAGAGCCTTCCCTTTCTTGGCGGAGTCCACAACCCCCAGATAATAGATCTCCTCTGTGACATCTACCAGTTCGGTCTTTCCTTCCGAGCTTTCCTTGAACTCCCGGACAATTCTGAAAGCTGCCACGTCTCCGACCCTCGATTTCGCGCCGGTTCGCCTGGGTTTCATCAGTTCACCTCCTGTCCTCAATAGTCTGTCGATTCAAATCGTAGTCAAGAACCACCGAGCCGGTCGAGCCGTTTCTTTGTTTCGCCACAATCACATCTAGTTTCTTCTCGTCCTTGCTCACGTTCTCGTCGGCTGGCTTGCTGGCCGCCTGCCTTGCCAGCTCCTTCTTCATGCCGTAGTACCAGGGACGATAGAGGAACATCACGAGATCCGCGTCTTGCTCGATGTTCCCGGACTCTCGAAGGTTCGCAAGCGACGGCATTGCGGCTTCGTTCTTTTCCGTCTCCCGGTTCAATTGAGCCCCGGTGATGATCGGGACATTCAGCTCCATCGCCACGCGTTTCAGAGCCCTGGTAATTTCTCCTATCTCCTGATCTCTATTCTTCCCTTTCCCCGCCATGAGTTGCAGGTAATCAATCACAAAGACCTCTATCCCTTTCGTGACACGAAGGTTCTTGATCGTTGAAACAACTTCCTGAAGATCGTTCCTTCCAGAGTCCACAATGAACAGGGGCAGGGAAATGACATCGGAGAAGGCTTTCTGGAGTCTCGCCCTCTCGCTTGAATGGTAGTCGTCTCCAAAAAACTTAACGTTCTTGGAGAGTGAAAACTCGAAGTGCCTCTCACACATCCTCAGCAAAAGCTCCATCGCTTTCATCTCAATCGAGATCAGGCAGACCCTTCTTTCTTTTTGAGCCCATTTCAAAGCAGCATTCATCATAAAGGCGGATTTCCCCATTGAGGGCCTTCCTGCCACCACAACAAGTTCCCCTCCCCATAGTCCGTTCGCCAGCTCTTCGACATTCAACCAGGGCCAGTCGAGAGCCTTCCTCTTTCCGGACCAGACGAGTTCAAGAATGTCCCACGTGTCGTGAGCGATCTTCTTCAAGTCTTTCGCCTCGTTCTGGGTGATTAACTTCTCCTGGAATGCCCATGCTTCGTCGAGAGCATCCTGAACGCTTATATTTCTTGCAACAAGTCTCTTGGCTATATCCGTGAGCTGATTCCCTAGCTTGACCCTCAAGGATTCGTGGTAATAGTCCCTAATTATCCTCGCGGCCATCTCTTCGTTGAAGACCCCGTAGTCCATCCACTTGAAGTCTTTGATAGAGGTTTCCCGGGCGATGTGCATCAACATCTCTTCAGCCGAAGCGTCTATGTGTTTGTTAATGCAATTGAAGATCTCTCGAGCTTCCTGGCCGATCAATCCCCTGGGGTCGATCAGAGAGATCGTGTAGCGGACCTCGGGGCAGTATATAAGTGAAGCAAGTATGGTTGCGTCGTCAATGTGCATCCATTATCACCCTCTCGAATTCTCGGGCCGCCTTTGCGGCTTCAGTTTTTTGAACTGCGCTCAAGTATTGCTGATACTGTGCCCTCTTCTCGAAAGCCTGTTCGTTATCCATAAAGAAGCTGTTCAGGTAAGCGATGGGGCTTTTGACCTTCGACAAATCCGTAGTCTTGATAAGCCAGAGAAGAAACGGATAATCTGAAGTATCTCTTTGAGCTATGATGACAGGAACAATTCTGTCGGGTTCTTTGACTTGATCGCGCAAGGCTTTGTCGATTAGTTTGATGTAGTTTGGTTTTGCGTCATTTTGTGGATCGTTTTTTGGAGGAGCGTGCTCTTTAAGATCTTGTCTTAAGATCTTAAGTCTTAGAGGCCCTTCAGATTCGCTTGAATTGTCGGGTTTTGGAAGGCGATCACTTTGATCATCACTTTGATTACCACTTTGATTCTGACTTTGATTATCAAAGTGATTAGATTCATTACTTTGATTATCAAAGTGATTATCGGTTTGATCATCCAATTTATTTTCTTCTGGAAACCAGAAAGAAGAAGTCTTGCTCGTCTTGTAATAGGTGATCATGTTTCGAGACTTGAGATCGCTTATCGCACGCCCGAGAGTATCCGATGATATTCCTAGCGTCTTCTGAAGGTAGTTCCAGGAGACCACTATTGGACTCTTCCAAAAGGCTTTATTTGCTTCGTGAATCAACCGAAAGTACAAATAGAATGCGCCTTTATTGAAAGCTGCCCTTTCGTGTTCCCTCCAGAATCTTCCCTCAAGATCCCATATGTTCATGTGCTCACCTCACAGACCGAGTTCGTCCAGCAGTTCCTTAAGGTCCTTTTGAACGTTGTTGGAGGTCGCGTAGATAATCTTCTTCCTCTCTTCGTAGATCTCCCACTTCGTTCGCGGTGCTGGCCCTTTCGTTCCTGAGTTCGCTTTTATCGTTCGCAGATCTCTCGTTTTTGTTCTATCCATGTCATCACTTCCTTAAAACCGCTCCCGATTTCTCGGGAGCGGAATGAAACTTAAAGAGATTCGGCATTACTTGCCAGCTCTGGCTTTGGATCGTTCTGAAGGGCTCTGACTTCCTCGAAGTCCTGGATCATCGTTGACTTCTCGTAAGAGACACCTATCGGGAAAGCCGACTCAAGAGCATCGGCAAGGGCTCTTTTGTAAGCCATATCTTTGATCCACTTCTTGTTCTGTACATCTGAAGGCGAGGCGTGGCCTTGACCTTCGAATACAGACTCGTTGCTGTCCCTGTCCTTTACCGTCAAGGCGCAGTTCACCGACCAGATGTTATCGTCGTTGCCGTTCTTGGCTTCCTTGTACATGACCGAGTACGACTGCCCCGTGCTTCTGGCATAGAACTTCCTGCCAGCGATTGTGATGTACACGTTGCCCATGAGAGGGATAACGTGTTCAATGGGTTTCAGAGCGTACATCAGTTCCTTCTCGGCCATTTCCTTGAGAACCCACTTGAGAGCGAGCGGCTCGCCTTTCCCGTTCTGTTCTCTGAGCATCTGGGCCACTTTCCAGCCAACCCCGAGCCGGATGTACTGGACGACCTTGAAAGCGATAAGATTCTCGTACTCGCCCATCGTGACTCGCTCTCCAGAAGCGAGAGTGACATGGATGTTCTCGAGAGCCTTGCTTACGAGTGCTTCGTTGTAGGAGAGTTCCAGCTTCTTGATGAAGCCGTCTATGCTGGTGTCTTCTTTTGGCTCTTCTATCTCTTTGGGCTTCTGGACGGGCTTCTCTTTCTTCTCTGGTTTCGCCTCTCCGTTGTTTGGTTTCGCAGTCTGTTCAAACAAGCCTTTCGGCAGTTCTACTCCGTCTGGCATACTATGCCTCCTTTGCCAATGCTTTCTTTCTCGGCATCATCTTGATCGACACCGACGGTTCCCAGCGGACGAGGGTCTTAATCTCCGGCGGCAGTTCGATCTCTTCTGGAATCGACTCCGAGATTCTGAGGTATTCGGGACGATTCTCGAGAAGCCACCTCATGATTTCAGCTTCGTTCGCCGCTTTCTCTTCCTTCTTTCCGTTGATCTTCATCTTCAGAGTTTCAACCGGACCATAAGCCGTCTCCTCCGTGATCTGGATCGGCTCCCCGGTTTCCTTCACTATCTTTCTGGCCTTCTCCATGATCTCTTTGGCCTCTTCGTTCAGGATGTAAGCGTTGTTCAGCTTGGCCTCGAAGTCGTCGCCTTCTTCCAGACACTTCTTTCTGAAAGGGCAGTAACCGCAACCCTCCAAGTTCTTTGGAAAGTCCTCCTCCGTTTCCTTCGAGTCGAGGTCGTTGTACACTTTGTAGAGAACACGCGTCGAGGTTTCCAGTTCGTCCTCCCCTATCTCGAAGTCGATGATTTCGTGAGAAGCGAGAAGAATGAATCCGGCCCTGTTGATCTTCTTCCCGTATCTATGAAGCGCCATCGCGTATGAGAAGATCTGTCTGGGATCGGGCCTGGACCATCCGCTCTTGTAGTCGTATATCTCGAGGCCGAAATCGGTCTTGGTCACGATATCCACGATCCCCCTGAAGAAGCAGTCGTCGGAGAAGAAGTCGGTGGGCTCGAGCTTGTAGGTCAGACCGAATCTTAACTCTATTGCCCGTGGGGTGAAACCCTTGAGAAGGCTTCTCCCCGAGTAGTAGCGCATCCTGGCGGTTTCGTAGTCTTCGATCATGTCGATCTTTTCAAGTGCCTTCTCGTTGTCTCCGGTCCTCACCCAGGTCTCCAATGCTTCGTGAACGGCTTTCCCCAGAAGCATCGCGGGTGTTTCGGGCTGTCTCTCTCCGAGGACCCTTTCGATGTAGAACCGTCTCGGACAACGTAGGTAGGTGTCGATCCTGCTCCAACTGAGCGGTAGTAATCCGTCTATCACTTCATCACCTCTTTTTTCAGTCTCTCCAACTCATTAATGGTGAATTTGATGTAGTTAAGGGCTTTGAAAATGGTTTCATCGACTGTCATCAGCTCCGATTCATCTACAATCTCGTTCGATCCGTCTTTATGTACCACTTCGTATTCGATCCCGGTTTCGGTGTGGAAAGTCGCTGCTATTGTTACGAGGTAGAAGCTCCCCTCGGGAGCCTCCCAACTGATGCAGACCTTCTCTCCGTTCTGGAATCTCGGCTTCATTGCCAAACACCTCTCTCGTGCTATACTTTTGTTGAAAGTTTGAGTAACCTCGGGCCGCTGTCGTGAGCGGCCCTTTTCACACATACTGTTTGGAAAGCTCGAAGAGTTCGGATTCGAGGTCCTCAAGCTCGGTCCCTTTCTCGTCAATCAAGTTCTGATAGCGCATCCTCTCGGTGAAGCTCCTGCAAGCCTTCTGTCTCTCGATCAGGTCCTCGACCTCATCTCTGAGATCGGCTATGCGCCTCTGGATCGACATTCATCTCACCTCCTAGAAAAGGAATCCCCAGCGGAGGATTCTCTGGCCGTACTGAACCTTCTTTTCGAGATCCTTCCTGTTGATCTTGATCTTCATGCGTTCACCTCCTCCACGAGAAAGTCTCTTGCCCATCCCTCGCGGTCGATCTTGAAGAATTCCAACCTGTAACTCTTCCTCCTCGTCCTCGCCACAACCGAATCGCTTTCCGGGATGGAATAGAACCTCTGCTGGTTGTAGAAGCGAGTAACGGTTGGCAACTTCCTGCCCTCAGCGTTTATGAAAGCTATTTCCCCCTTCAATCCCTTGCTTCTGAGGTCTGCTTCCGATACCAGAAGCAACCTCTTCAGTCCCAGCTCCATCTTGAACACCATGCGTCTCCCTCCATCTCTTGAGGATCATTTCGGCTATTCTGTCTAGTGCTTCCGGTGAGAGTTCCATTTCTTCCTCCTTTTGAAGAGCTTCGAGCCGACCTCGAAGATATCCAGCACAGTCTTCACACCCTCGCTCTTCTTTCCCATTTGCCCACCTCCCAGAACATCAGCTGACGCCTGGGAACTCTGGCGCGTACCAGGTCGTATTCCTTCCAGAGTCCGTTTGCCAGCCTGTTGATGTGCCTGACAAAACGAAGCCCATGCCTGACCCTCGTTAGAAATTCGTCTTTGATATCGTCAAAGTGACAAAGTGCCGTGTAGATGTGCCAGAAGTTGGCTTTCTCTGTTTCCGAGTCTTTCATCATGCGTAGAACGTCTTTCTTCAGTTCTTCGAGGGTTTCTTCGTTCGGATCGTGGATCTTGCCGAAGTCGATCTCCAGCTCGAAAGTCTTTGCTTGAGATTCGTGGTTCTCTGTTATCTGTGAAACGATTCTCTGTCTGGGAACTGTAAGAACGGCTGTTCTCCAGTCCATGTTGTTCTCCTCCTTTTGTTATCGGGTCTTGTTGCGGTTCACGGGTACCCCGGTTTGTCCGGGCCGTTTGTATTTCTATGAAGTTGTCAAAGACCGTTACTGTGCTATAATCAAGTCAGAATTCCTATGGAAAACGCCCCTGAAAGGTCACTCCTTATGGGACGTTTTCCGCTTTTCTAAACACCAACCTTTGCGGTATTCATGGCTTTGATGAGTTCTCTTGCTCTTTTCTTCATGTAGTCGAATTCGTGAGCGTTTCTTAGCCTTTCCTCGTGAGTAAATCCTGGATAGTAACCTGATATCCACTTTTCTCTTGCGTGTAGTGCTGCATGATCCACGGCATCTTTCATGAAAGAAAAGACCTTTTCATCCGTGATCTCGTCCCATTCAGGCATTTCAATGCTCCTTTGAAGATCCGGCAAGGGCAAGCTGTTTTGGCTTTACTTCATGGGAATCTGAAGTAAGAATCTTGCTGACTTGATGACCGAGAATAGCTTTCTCAACTTCCGAGTGTCCGTTGCTCACGAATGTGAACACGGCCTTGAGAATGGGATCTGTGTCGTTATCAAGAGCAAGTCCATAACTTGAAGCCGCTTGGGCATTGTTTCTTCTTGCTCCTGCTACTGTTTTTCCAACCCTTTCGGCTTTTATTCGTAGCGATTCGTAAGCCTTCATCATGTTTTCACTGGTGCGCGGCATCTTGAAGTATTCTGTTTCTCTTTTGTCTGAAGTCTTCTGAACCGCGAGAATGTAATTGCCATTTGCGAGAATATCTTTCATCAAAATGTTAGTTATTAGGTTTGTTACTCTATATCGCATCGCTTTTCCATGTTTTACCCATCCAAGATCTTGTGCGATCTTTTCGGTTGTTCTCGGTTCCCCAAAAGGGAGTGATTCAATGTACTCAAGTAATTTTGCTGAAAGAACTCTTTTCCTCATTGTTATTCCTCCTCTTCGTCAGGTTTCACGTCTATTACAGGCGTGCTGCCGTCAGCTTCCAAGAGCGTTGACTTGATTCTTTCGAGAGAATCAATCCTTCTCTGGATCTCATCTGCAAAGTATTTGCTCCTATTCTTTAGTGCGATCTCGTTGGCGTATCCTCTGAGGGTGAGTAGTGAAGTGATCCCCTGGTCAATACTCATGAAGCCGCTGGTGATTAGTTTCTGAAGATCGTTTAATCGTTCGTACTTTTTCAATTTGTCTTTCAGTTCCGCTTGTTCGAGTTTCAGCTTGTTTCTCTCTATTGAGATCTTGTCAATCTCGGCCTTCTCTTTCAAGATCTCTTCGTACTTCTTCTGAATCTCTTCGAGTTGTTTCTCCTTCTGTTCGGCAAGAGTCGCCATTCTCATTTCTTCCTCTTCAGCGTCGTCGATCTTCTCTTCCAGTCTTTCGACCTCCTTCTGAAATTTGATCCTCTCTTTTTCAAGCCTCTTCAATTCGTCGGCGAACTCCTTCGAGATTTCGTCTTTGGCTTCCTTCTTGATCTCTGCTATCTGCCTTGAGAGCTGCTTGATAGTGTCGTTCAGTCTTGCCTTCTCTTCCTCAATCCTTTTTCTTTCTGTTTCGGCTTCTTCCTTGATCTTGTTCGCTACTTCTTCTGCTTCACGTCTAAACTTCGTAGCAAGCTCGGGTGTGAACTCTTCGATGTCAACCTTTCCGGCTCTGATAAGCTCTCTGATAAGCTCTTTCGGATTCGTGGCGTCGTCTGAGGGTAATGCCTTGAAGATGTTGCCGAGAATTTCTATCTTTCCTTCGGGCATTTGCGTTAGTTGTTCAGCTTGCTCGTTTACTAATTTGTAAGATTCGGTTAAGCTGGCAGTAAGCACAAGCGAAGTTTGGTACGTCACATATACGTTGACAAAGTTTCTAATCGAATTTCTTCCAAATCTGATACCAATAGTCTCAAGCCACTCAGCAGTCTTGTTGAAAGGCCAACCGCTCTTGATTGCTTCAAACCTCTTGTGAGCGTGCCACGCATAACCTCCTATCTTGAAGGCTTCCTTCATGGTGCGTAGTGCCGAGATAGCCAAAGCTCCGGCAATGAACTCAAAGCCTTCTCTCTCTTTCTCGGGTATGCCGTTCACTTCGTAGAACTCTTCCATACTTAGGTGTTTCTCTTGCCTTACATCCAGATCGTTCATTCGATCTCTCCTTTCATCCATTTGGGTTTTGAGCGGTACTATTTCCTAGGAACTTAGTTGCGTTTGAAGTTCTTTACGTGGTCGAGAAGGGATTCGAGAGTTGCCCGTTTGAAGAACCTCCCGGATGAATCCCGACCGTATTCCGGTTCTAGGCCGTAGAACTTGATTAGTTCGTTGACGAAAATTGGTCTCAGGTTCTTCTCTCTGGCGAACTGTGCCGGGGTCAATATCTCCATATTTTCACCTCCTTCGGCACAATGATACAATAAAAGCCGAGTTATGCCGAGTCTGATAATCAACCATCTCGGCTTATTAAGGTAAATTAAAGACGATTATGTCCGAATTTTGAGCTTATACGTAGAATTCCGCCGACTTACTCGGCTCAATATAGTAAAATAAAGACGACTCCATTCGTTTTATAAGACAAGGGGGAGAGTCTATGAAAGTGTCAGGGGTGCGATTGATGGAGCTATACGAGAAAAATAACTTCAGCAGAGTCAAATTTGCTGGAGCTGTTGGAGTCCATGAAAAAACTGTCAGGAGGTGGGAATCTGGAGCTGATGTGAAGGAGAAATATCTGAAGAGGATCTGTGAAGTTCTGGGAGTAGTACCGGCAGACTTGAAAGAGGACAGGGTTCTGGTGGTTGGCAAGGGAAAGAGGGAAATCCCGATTATTCGTTTGCCTGGCTCTCTTGGGGAGGTTATAGATTACATGGTCTATGACATATCAAACGTGTCGATGATAGTTATCGCCGACTCCTCTATGGAGCCATTGATCGAGAACGGAGAACACGTGTTCATCGAAGAAGCGACTGAACCGGAAAACGGGAGCGTGATGCTTGTAGAAGTAGAAGGGCAGTTACATTTACGTGAGTGTAGAAGAGTAAAGGATGGATACATTTATATACCAGCTAATGTAAATAAGGAATCCTTTACAGATTGCAGAGTCGTCGGTAGAGCGATCAGCAGGACGGTTAAGCTATAAGCAACGAGCCAGGCGGGATACTCGGGATTAAGAAAAAGGCCGGGTGTCCCCGGCGAAAAGTAGTCAAGTGTATATCTATTTCATCTCATATCAATTCTACAATATTAGTAAATCAAAAGTCAAGTAAGTACGGTTTGCTAACATGGGAGGTGTTCAGTGAGAAAGACAGTTGCAACTATAATAGTCGCGCTTGTGATTCTCTCGACTGCCCTAGCTGTTATGTACGCAACAACTGATGCTGGAAAGAAAGTCGCTCTCTATGACAACGGAACGTGGGAATATGTAGTGGTCGAGGAATTAGACCTAGACGATCTCCCTTTGAAAATAATCAAGGCAGAGCTTAAGAGCGATTATTACTCATCGTATGAGGATGCGAGAATAACGGTCGAAAATATGTCTAGCAAAACAATAAAAGCCTTTGCTCTCACATTCGTTCTTTTTGATGATTTCGGGGATGAAGTGGATCAATTATACGGCAGGTACATAGCCCAGAAACTGAACATACTGCCTGGCGAACAATACGCATCGGTCTGGAACACATACGAGAAGATACCTACGAAGATTCACGCATTTCCGGTTGAGGTCGTATATGAGGACGGTTCCAAGTGGGTAATGGACTTTGAGAGGATATTTGACATTAAACAGAAAATTCGTTCTCTCTATTGAGAAGGAAGTGATCTTATGTGGCGTGGCGACCTTATGAGAAAGTATCGAGCCGAGAAAGGGATGACACAGAAGGAAACCGCGGAGATCCTGGAAGTTACCGAGGCTGCCGTCAGTAGGTGGGAAACAAACACGATGAACCCTTCTCCCCTCTCGGCCAGAAAGATAGCCGAGCTTCTCGGTGTCAAGGTCGAAGAACTCTACCTTGAAGAATTCACGCCCGACCAGCTCAAGAGGATGAAGGCGATCCCGATCCTCAACACGAACGATGAAACCTTCGTCCCCGTCGCCTTCGATGTCAAGGCCGCAATCGTAACCGATCACGACTTCTGCCCCTGGTATCGGCAGGGCGACATTCTCTACATCTCGAACGAGAACCCGAATGACGGAGATCTGGCGGTCATCATCAACGAGAAAGGCGAGAGAGTTCCGGGAGTAGTCAATCACCGGCAGCTCGCCGCGATCAATGGCGTGAGCTTCAACAAGATCGTGGATATCGTCGGGAAAGTGTCGCATATACTGGAAAGGATCGGGAGATAG